ATGTTTATAAATTATAGCTTTTACGGCTCCCCTGAAGCTCGCGAAATCATGCCTCCCGACTATCTGTCCTATGGAGATGGCGTTGTTGCTGCGCTCATTGGCATTCATCATCCCTCAGAAGTAAATCCATTTACCGCCGGCAATCACAACCCTTCAACTGGTCAGCGGTTTGGATATCTCGGCGTACTTAAATATTACGGAATCACCTTGAGTCCTTACTGGCACTGCTGCCTTGAGGCTGGCCGCACTCTTGGGACGGAGGACATAAATGCATAACTAAATCAATTACACACGGGCATGATTATTTGAATGAACAGTCTGGAGAAATCTATGAAACTCTCTGCCCTACTCCTCGCCGGCGCTCTTGTAGCGCCGTTTTCTTTTGCTGTGCCGCTGCCGGCTGGCACCGACTATGAGGTCGGGTTCTCGCCCAATGCCGGCGGGTTGGCGCTGGTCCTGCAGAGCATCGACGGCGCCAAGTCGTCGATCCTGGTCGCCGCCTATTCATTCACCAGTAAGCCCATTGCCGAGTCGCTGCTGAGCGCGCACAAGCGCGGCGTGAAGGTGCAAGTCGTCGCCGACGAGAAGAGCAACCGCAAAGGCTACAGTGCTGCTCAGTTCCTGGCGAATCAGGGTGTGCCGGTGCGCCTGAATGGCAATTACGCCATCTTTCACCACAAGTTCATGGTGATCGACGGCCAGCACCTGGAAACGGGCTCATTCAACTACAGCGCTGCCGCGGCCAACAAGAACGCCGAAAACGTGCTGCTGCTACGCAACGCTAAGCCGCTAGCCGACAAATACGCAGTCGAGTGGACGCGACTGTGGCAGGAGGCGACACCCTTGCCGAAAGCATACTGAAATCCGTTTTGATATTTCCTCACCTGTGGTGTAATTTGAATTTGTACGAATTCATAATTTCACCACCATGGCCACCATCCCCTACTTGATGCCGACACCTGGAGGCCAGCCTCTACCGTTGGTCTTGGCCCCCATCCGCGCCGGCTTCCCATCGCCGGCCGACGACTACCTCGACGACAGCATCAACCTGCACGACTATCTCGTGACCGACCCGCCGGCGACGTTCATCGTCCGTGTGCGCGGTGACTCCATGATCGGCGCCGGCATCGACAACGGCGATCTGCTCGTCGTGAACAAGGGGCTCGCGCCGGCGCATGGCGACATTGTGGTGGCCGTGATCGATGGCGAATTCACCGTGAAGCGACTACACAGCCGCGGCGGCTCCTGTGCGCTGATGCCGGAGAACCCCGCCTATGCGCCGATCACCCTGCATTCCGGCCAAGAGCTGCTGGTATGGGGTGTCGTAACCGGCGCAGTGAAGAAGTTCCGGCAATGAGCGCGCCAACCCTTTTCGCGCTGGTGGACGGCAACAGCATGTACGCCAGTTGCGAGCGCGTGTTCCGGCCCGACCTGATCGGCAAGCCCATAGTGGTGCTGAGCAACAACGACGGCTGCGTGGTGGCGGCCAGCGCCGAGGCAAAAGCATTGCCAGGCCTGCGCATGTTCGGCCCGTACTTCGAGATTGCCGACGTGTGCCGGGAACACGGGGTGACCGTGTTCAGTTCCAACTACGCCCTTTATGGCGACATGAGCCGGCGCATGATGCGGGTGCTGTCGGAGTTTGCTGCCGAGCAAGAGGTTTACAGCATCGACGAGTGTTTCCTCGACATGACCGGCATGCCGGATCTGGACAGCCATGGCCACCGGATGCGCGAGGCGGTGCTGCGCCGCGTCGGCATCCCCACCTGCGTGGGCATGGGACCCTCGAAGACCCTAGCCAAACTGGCGAACCGGATCGCAAAGAAGCAGCCAAAATGGGCAGGCGTGTTCGAATGGGACTTCGTGACGCCGGCCGAGGCCGACCAGATGATGGCGCAGATCGAGGTGGGCGACGTGTGGGGGATCGGGCGCCGGCTGTCAGAGCAGCTACAGGCCATGAACATCCACAGCGCGCTGGACTTGAAGCGAGTGGACTCGCGGCAGATCAAGCGGCGCTTCAGCGTCGTGGTGGAGCGGACGGTGCAGGAGCTGAACGGCATCAGCTGCTTGGCGCTGGAAGACGTGACACCCAGCAAGCAGCAGATCATTGCCAGCCGGTCGTTTTCCAAGAAGGTGCGCGACCTGAACACCCTGATCGCGTCCATCTCTCACCACGCAGCGCGGGCGGCAGAGAAGCTGCGCGCCCAAGGCTCTACGGCACGGCTGATCGGTGTCGGCATCCGCACCAGCCCATTCAGCGATGTGGCGCAGTACCGGCCCTATATCGTGGTGCCGCTGGTCCAGGCGTCTGACGACACCCTCGAAATCACGCGCGCGGCGCTGGCGGGCCTGCGGGCCATCTACAAGAAAGGCTACCTCTACCACAAAGCTGGAATCGTGCTGATGGAGATCAGCCCGCGAGGCGTGGTGCAGTCGGATCTGTTTGCGGCGCCGCCAGATCCGCGCCGAGAGCGGCTGATGCGAACAATGGACGCCATCACTCGACAATTCGGCCGCGGCACGGTGCGACTGGCGTCTGAGAACATGACTCAGCGCTGGCAGATGAGGCAGGATGTGAGGTCGCCGCGCTATACGACGCGGCTTGATGAATTGCTGGAAGTGAAATAGACCAATGATATTTGCAAGGGCTGCTGGATAAAACCAGCCAAGCCTTGCCCTGTGGTGGCTACCGAAGCCACGATGCTGGCGCTTACTGCGCTCAAACTACGAACACAGCCAATAACGAAATAAATAAAATAAGCTTTGCATTTTTTCATACCGAACCCCTCTTTCTTTGACGAATTACTTGTTTCTGAACACAAAAAAACATCAACACAGTTCAAGAAAACAGTCAAAATCAAGAGCACAGTAAAAATGCACCAAACACCATGTCCAGGATTCGAACCGGACACCAACCCTAGCAAATACCACTGCAAGAATTCCGAAACAATATCACGATCAACAATAAATGTCAATGCAATTGCGTTAGCCACTTTATTTTGTCATTGGTGCGCTTTCCAACAAATGTGCACCTGAAAGTATCAGAAAGCTCCGAGCTACATCAGGATTCGGACACTCCAACCATGCCTCATAATGTTCGGTCGGCACAATAACCAATGAGCGCTTCTCTTCGCCAGGCCGGTGCATCCTTCCCATCACCTCGTGACCGTCTGCGTTGATGGTTATTTGCGTGAAAGCGTAGCTAACCGCCCCCTCTGGCTCTTGCCACTCGCGCCACATGCCCGCCACGGCGAAGGGCTGGCCGTCGGCCAGTCCGATCCGCGTCCGCACTGCCTTTCCTGACTCGTAGCAGGGTTCGAAGAAGGCTTGCATCGGCACGAGGCAGAGCTGGCACTTGCGCCAAGCTGCCTTGTAAGTCGGCTTCTCCCCGATGGTCTCAGCGCGCGCGTTCATGGTTGTGAAGCGAACGCCAGGCGGCAGATGGCGCTTTGGCACGAAGCCATAGGTCGCCAGCTTCAGCCCGTCACGGGTGATGATCGGCGCTGCATAGTCCTGCCAGCACTCAGGCTTCCAGAGGCCATCGTCGACCTCATAGCCAAAATGCTGGCGGATCTGCTGCGCCGTGGGTGGAATGAAATTTACGCACATGCGCAAAGCATAGTCGCTTAACTCGGACTCGCAAAGGGGGGGCTACAGATGGCCGCTGCAGCATAATTTTATTTTGTCAACTATTCTGATGATAACTGCCATATAAGAAAGGTTTTGGTATACGGCTGCTTTTCCGGGGTGTCTTGACTACTGGCAGTGTTACTGCCTATACAACTGAAATCGAGAAAAATTCAGAAAAATCACATAGTCAAATTAGAAATGGAGAAAGGAAAAGGAATGACCCAAACTGATCCAGGCATTTTAATAGAAGAGTATCGTGGCTATAAAATTATATGCGATTGCAATAATTGCAATACCGTTACAGGTAGATTTGCTGTCATTACCATTTCAAAAATCAATAAAAACATTGATGAAATAATACTTTCTGCCAAAATATCTATCCCAAACGGTGCTGGACTTATGAATTACATTGTAGAAGTGCAATCAATCTCAAGAAAGTTTATTGATCGTTATATTGATGGTGAAATAGAAAATAAATAACGCCCAGCAGCATGCCTTCGACATGCCGCCAGGCCGGATTACTGCCTGTCCGACCGGATCAGGGCTTGGCAGGCGCTGAGTTGCCGGACGACGTCGTCTGCCTCGGCGGCGAGCCGGAGAGCATCGTCTCCATGCGCTGCAGAAAAGTCGGCTGGCGCGGCACCATCACGCTGGCCGGCGCTGGCGGCAGCTGCGGGCAGATCGCCGCGCCCGGCGGCGGGCTGTTGCTGGTGCAGCCGGAGAGCAGCAGCATGGCGAGCCAGAGCGGCTTGCAATTCAAGTTTCCCATCTTCCAAATCCTTTTCGTAGGCGGCCGCCGTGGCCGCGTCATCTGCTGCCACCTGGCGCTCGTGCATCCGGGCGGCTTGGGTGGCCACTGCCTGCTGCTGGGCCTGGCTGGCGCGCACCACCGCAGCGTCACGCTGGGCCAGCACAGCCCGCATCTCCCACCCCAGAAAAGCCAAGGCCGCCACGGCGGCGGCCAGCACGATCTCCCTCCACAACTGCATGTTCACCCTCCTTTTGCCTTAGCCAGAACTACGATGCCGGCCCAGATCGCGCCCAGCAGGCCAATCACAATGCCGCCGGCCAATGCCTTCAGCACAGCATCCGCCACGCCATCCACTCTCTTGGCCAGCTTCACTGCATCAGCCACTCCGGCCTCGTCCAGCGCCTGGCGCGCGCCGGCCTTGGCCGCCGCCTCCAGCAGCGCCCGGAACTCTTCCCGCGGCAGCACGACTTCATCACCCATCCCCTACTCCCCAAAGTAAGCGCGATACTTGCCCCTCCGCACGACCATCACGTTCCTGACGTGCGTATTGGTGATATCCGCAAACGATTGCCCATAGCCGGCATGCCGAGCCTCCGACTGCGCGCTGCTGCGTTCAAGATTGCCGAACCAGACGCCAGGCTGACAGCCGGAGGTATTGGCGCACTTCCGCCGTCGCTGGATCACCCCTCCGAGGCCGGAGTTGTAGGCCGCGTCCATCATGGCCAGCCGGTCAGCGTCGGAAGCTGCCCAGCGGATCAGCTGGTAATTGCCACGGTTCTTCAGCACGATGGCCGGCAGTTGATAGCGCGGATCATAAGCGTTTGCCCAGCTCCAGCCTCGGAGCTCTGGATGCGCAACCACCATCTCTCGAATCGCATCGAAGCGAACCGAGCCATCTGCCTTGTACGCCTTGGTGAACTGCCCCAGGCCGGCGCCCAGCTCGCGCGACGTCTGCAGCTTTGCGTTGACACGCCAGCCGCTTTCTTGCTCAACCTGAGCCGCCAGCACAGAGCGGGACGGCATGTCGGGCCAGTGCTGAGTCACAGCGGTGTTCAGCAGCGGCAACAGGGCCAGCGCGCCGGCGCTCAGCCCCGCAGCCACAACACACCACCAATCACCACCGCAGCCATGAACAAACGGTCGGCCAGCACCACCAGAGCAGCACCAGTAGGCGCGTGCAGAGCAATGTCGGCGGCCTCCGACATGTCAGCATGGAACAGCGCTTTGCGTAGCAGCAGCGCCACGCCCACCAGCACCGGCAACGCCAAACCCAGCTGCAGCCAGGTTTGGGCAACAACGGAGTCAATCCAGAACAGCGCCAACGCGGCCGGAAGGATCAGCAGGTAGATGCGATAGTCGTGCAGTTTTTTCAGCATGGTGTCTCCAGGAATGATTAGGGCCGGGAATCCCGGCCCTGTTTAACTGCCCGCAGATTGCGGAACAGAATGAACACGTAGAACGCGCATAGCAGTTGGTAGGCCAGTGGCGGTGGCGCGAGCAGGTAGCAGGCAAAGAACAGAAATGCCTTGCTCGCCACCAATGCTGGCAGGATGCCAACGCGTGCCATCAGGCGCCTGACGAACGGATTCAGCTCCCTCCCATTCAGGCGGACCAGCGCGTAGTTGGTGCTGGCGATGTCGGCCAGCTGCAGCAGAATGAAAAGCGCGATCCAGATCACTTCGCCCCCTCCGGCAATGCCGCCAGCCTGTTTTGCACGTCTGCCAATTGCAGCTGCAATGCCTGATTTTGCGACAGCGCCACGGTAGCCACCTGCCCGAGCACATCCGCCAGCTTCAGGCCGCTCTGACCATCCGCCACACCAAGAGACTGGGGATCGCTGATGTAGGTCTGCAGCTGCTGGCTCAGGGGGTTGGGCTGATCTGCCGCGAATCGTACCGATGCGCCGACAATGCCAGCGGCAGAGAGCCGGATAAGGATTTCATAGGGATATTGATTCATGGTGTCCTCAGACAGGGTTGCCGGTTCTGACGCTGATCCAGGCATTGCCGTTTGACCATGCCAGCGCAGCGCCGCCAGTGGCGTCTGTGATGTAAACCGATGCGCCAGCGTAGGCCGCCGCCGCCGGCGCAGTTGCCCGGGTGTAGGCTGGAGCAGGAGTTGGCGTCGTGTTGAAACTGCTGACCGTCAAAATGCCTTGCGGCTGTACCGTCAGGAGGTTGCCAGCGGGCAATTTGCTGCCGGTATTCACCACGCTTGCCACCCAGCCTCCATTCGAGGCATCCCCAAACGCGCTGCAGCCGCCAGCGCCGGCCCAAGCCTGGAGCTGGACAAATACCGTGTACGACGTCGGGCTGTTCTGCGCGATCAGAAACGTGCAGCCGCTGTTGCCGAAAACCATGGCCGTCGCGGCACCAAAAAATGGGCCGGCAGAGCCTGGCTGCTGGGCACCGCCATTGCTCGTGCTGAAGATCAGAGTCGCCATGCCCAGCTGGCTGTTGGCTGCGTTGTATCCATTGCCAAAAACAACCGACAAAGCCAGCTTGGCGCCATTCTGGCCGCAAGTGAATGTGCCAAGCTGGACATAGGACATCGCTCCTTTTGTGTCTGGAATGCTGTCCTGTCGCACCGGTTGATAGCCGAGACCAGCGGCCACCTGGGCAGCAGTCACGCTGCTGACCGAGCCCGCATTGCCCGACACCGAGATGGGCCAGGTGCCGCTGGCATTGGAGCCGTCAGCGCGCAGCACATTGGCGGCGCTGGGCACCGTGTGAGTTCCGCCGGCGGCGTCGGTCAGCGTCACCATGCCGGCACTGGTCAGCCAGGCATTGAACTGGTCCATCGTGACGTTGTACTTCTGGAGCAACTGGGCTAGCGATGCCGCAAGGTCTGCGGGAGTTGGGTTTGATGCGGACATCACACCTCCAAAGGAGAAGCCCCGCTGTCATCGCGGGGCTTCGGGTAGGTTTGCTTGACGGCCTGGATCTCCGCCAGCATCGCCTTCGTTTGCGGCGGCAACTGGTCGGGCGGCGCGTCGGCCACCATGCGCCACAGCGCGTCCAGCTGATCGCCAATGTCCGGGTACTGCTGGCGGCGCGCCGCGGCGTGGTCGCCAGCGTGGTGGATCTTCATCATGTCGTCACCTCAAAAACAGCGGTTTGCATTGGGAAGGCATCGACCACGATTTGGTGGCGCCCGGGATGCGCGAACGACAACTCGCACACCTCATCCGGGCACGGGTACGGCGTGCCGTCGAGTATCAGCTGGCACGGCGCCGGCAACTGCCGCAGCGTCATGCCGTCCAGCACCGCGCCGGCCAGCGGGCGCGGCGCGACCGCACCGTCCCGCACGTACTGCGTCAATGGGTCTGCCGCGCCGACCAAGATGCGCTTGCCGGCGGCCACGTCCAGCTGGATATTCTCCGGCCGGCTGGTGCCGACCTGCAGGATGCGGCCGGCGTCGTCGTATTCGATGATATCGATGGGCATCTGCTACCTCCTGAACAACACGCAGCCATAGCGAATCATGCCGCTCACATTGATCGCAGGCGAGGAAACACCAATCGTCACCACCTCACCTGCATTAACATTCAGCACCAGCACCGCACTGCCATTGATGGGCGCCGAGCGCCCGCGACCGTATAGCGTAGGTATCGGCGTCGTGAATGGAGAATCCGCAAACGCCAGCAGTGTGCCGGAATCGCTGCAGTTGAACTGGAACGAGTAGTCGAAGGCATTGGTCCAGCCGCTGACCGTGATGCTGCGGGTGTCGTTCTTGCTGACCGCTTCCCCCTTGATCTGCAAGGTGTCCACCATCAGGTTGCGGATGAAAGAGCCGTCGATCCCGTTCATGCTAACGACGATATTCCCCACGGCATCCCTGATCGTCATGCCCCGGGTGTCAATCTGGCCGACAGTCAGCTGCCCCTTGATATAGGCAGCGCCCATCCCGGTCATGTCGACCACCACATTGCCAGCCGCATCGCAAATGGTCAGCCCTCGCGTGTTGATCTGCCCCGCATCGATAGAGCCGGAAACGATTGCATTTCGGCCGCTGATCGAGCCATCAACAATCATGGATCCGTCAACTCCGACGGCAGTCTGCCCGTTGATTCGGCCAACCGTGAAAGCCGCCCGCGGGTTGGAGCCATCCGGAAACGCGACCTGGAACTTGTCTGCGAGGACCGCAAACGATGACCCCCCCTGCCCATTGCTCAACTGAATGCCGGCCACGCGAGGATTTTGGCCATTCGCGTCAAGCTGGACCTGCACCGCCCACTGCCCAAGAAGACCGTTAATGCTCTGGGCCTGCTGGGTAATGGTCGCGCTGTTGCCAATGAGCGTCGTCTGCATCTGAGAGATTTGGCTGGCCACAGCACTATCGGCGGTGACGCGCGCCATCCATTCGCTCGTGATCGCCGCAGCATTGCCGGCGACGGATGCCTGGAGTGCCGAGATATTCGACGCCATCGAGGCATTCTGGTCGGCGCGGATTTTCTGCTCGTTCACGATGGCGGCCGTAGCCTGGCCGCTGATCACGCGCGCGCCACGCGCTTGCGACCAGGACGTGTCAACCTGCAGCAGCGCTTGCAACAGCGCGTTAGCCACGTTGTCATTGCTGGTAATGCTGCCGGCCAGATCCGGCGCCAACAAGCTGTAGTCGACACCGCCCTGCAATTGCTGGAGCAGCAGCGTGGGGTCTTTCATCGTCTGGGCTTGGGCTGTGGCAAACGACGAGACATTCCCCCAGGTGTCGTAGATGCGAAGCCAGAAGAAATACGTCACACCCAGCTGCGCGCCCTGGAAAGTAAAGGCTGTCGTAGGGTAGCCGAGGTCCGCCAGCTTGCCGGGATTGGGGTCCGCTGCAGTGGTGCTATAAAACAGCTCCGCCCGCTTGATGTCCGGTCGGCCGGCGGGATAAGCCCACGTCAGATCGACCTTCATCGCGCCGCCCACTGCAGACAGCGTCGGCGCCGGTGGCGGCGTCACCTGCCCTTGCGTCTGCTGGTTGCCGGTAACAGGGATGCTGACGACACCGGTTACCGATACCGTGGACACGCGCACATCGTAGCTGCCAGGCACCACGTCCATGATTTCTGCGTGGTTGCTGACCTGATCCGGCAGAACAATCCAGTTGCCGCCATTCTGCCGGTAAGTCATCCGATACCCTCGAAGGTACGGATGCACAACCGATGGCCAGTCCACCAACAGCTTCACCCTGCGGCTGCTATCCGGGGCCAAGTAGGGCTGCTCTTGCAGTTGGAGCGCCAGGACTGGCGGCATCGCCCCTGGGTCAGGCAAGCTGCTGGTCGGCGCCGGATCGAAGCGGAGGCCGGTTTCGATAGCGGCCCACTTGTTCGGATCGTACTGAAGACCCGAGATCTCGAATTCACCGTTGTCCGCCGACTTGATTGAAACGCAGGTCCACAAGTCCGGCTGCAGGTTGGTAGCGATCAGCACCCAGGTCGCGCCGGCGACCGGCTGGGCTGGATACTGCGAAACGATATTGAGGGTGTCAGTCGTGCCCGGCGACGCGACAACGCCGCGGCGAACCGGCACGCCGTCAGGTCCGGTCACCTCCAGCGTGTAGGTCACGCCGGATTGAAGCGTAACCGGTGCATCCAGCTTGACAACCGTGCCGGCGACCGACCCCACCCTGCCGCCCATCCGCGCGCCGGTCACGTGGAAGTCAGACGTTGCAAACAGGTCACCCGGCTGGAGATCCGCACCATAGGCAGCCGCCTTGAACACCACCATTTCGGTGCTGCGCTGCGCCGTCTCCAAAATGTACCGGCCGCAGCGGCGCGCCTGGCCTCGCGTCACCGCCCCCATCGCTACCGCCGCGGTCTGCTGCAGCCCATAAGCCAGCAAACCCTGGCCATGCTCGACATACTCAACTGCGCGCCGGTAGCGGTCACCCGGATCCGTCCAGGCTACCGACGCCGCGGTAAAGCGGCCATTCTTCGGAGTAGACGAATAGGTGAATTTGCCTTCAATGACATTGGTGGCGTTGAAGTGCTTGACCGGCTGCTTGCCGGGCATGTCTGCGACAATCCGAATACCACCGGCCGACCAGTAGGCTTGACCACAGAAGCTGCTCACGATGTCGGACACGACCTTCCAGGCGTCTTGCGTGTCCTGCTGGAAGTTGTGGAACTGGAAGCGTGGCTCGGTGCCGCCGTACCCATCCGGGACGGGCTGGTCGCACCACTGCGCAATGGCGTACATCCCCCACCGGTCCATGTTGGCGGCCGGAATGTTGATGCCGAAGCGGTTGTCCGTGCAGTAGGTCCACAAGAACCATACCGGATTGCTGGTCACCGCTGGCTTGAAGTTGCCATCCCATGGGCCGGTGTACGTGCGCGCCACCGGGTCATAGTTGCTGGGAACCTGGCACTTCAGCTGCTGCCACAGCGCCGACACCGTCGGCATCCGAGAAAATTGGCGCGAGTCGAACTTGAGGGCAAGCACAGTCAGGTTCGGATAGCGTAGCTGCGCATCGATGATGCTGGTAAAGGAGGTGAAGACGGTCTGGTTGGCCAGGTACTGCGTCGTGCTGTCGGGCGTGATGCGGCGGACCCGAACCAGCCAAGGCCCGGCGCCGGTCAGCGGCAGCCGAGTGCTGCGCTGATAGTTGGCCGCGGTCTTGTCGGAGATGGTGACAATGGCCGCCTGCGCGAAGGCCCCATTCGCCGGTGCCAGATCAATCGCATACTGCACCGACGCGCCAGCGGTATCTCCAGTTTTCTGATCCGTCGATCGGAGGCCGGCCGGCAACGAAACCGTCACCCGGATGGCGGTGGCGTTCACATCCGCCACGGTTTGGGTGATCGGGTTCGCAGCCTTCACCTCCAGCCCGACGCCAATCTCTGTTTCAACCGCAGGAAACCCCTGAATGGCCGGCTGCGTCTGCGTACCATTGCGGTATGAGACTTGCATGTTCTGGAAGTTGAACGAGCCGTCCTGGTTTTGGATCGGCGTATCATCCAGATAGATGCTCTTCAGTGGGTTGGCCGCGTCCGCCGGCCCGCCCGTCTCACCATGGCTCAGCAGGACCATCATGCGGCCATAGCTGATCGACTGCGCGGTATCGGGCGACTCTACCGGGGTGTGCTGGCTGCCGCCGCCTCCGCCCTTGGCGCCAAAGATTGCATCGTCGGACATTCATGCTCCAAAACAGAAATGCCCGCGCGTGGCGGGCTATATGAGTACAGGGGAATTGCTGGGCAGCGCCCCGGTGCCGATGTCCTCGACGCTGACGCCGGCGGAGATCACCGTGCCGGCAATCAGCATGGTGCCGGTTCCAATCGGAATGGGCAGGCCCTGCGCGCTGGTCTGCTGCGCGCCGTTGAACCAGTAGTTCGGTTTGCCGTCCTTGGCTTGCCAGTCGGGCTGTTTGGGAATGGGGGTAAGCATTTCGATGGCACCGCCAACCATCATGCTGATTCCAACAGGGACAAGGTTCAAACTTGCGCCGCCGGTATATGGCGCAAGAAGATAGCCCGCCACCACTAGGACAGCGCCAGCAAATATTTTCATGCCGGCACTGGCTCCGCCGATCACTGGCATGATGAGGATGTCGCCCTTGCTCACCAGTACCAGCTCATCTTCTTCAACGACATCCCGGTCAGCCACGGTCACCCGGTATCCCACTTTTTCCGGATCGCTGTCGCGCAGGTGCTGGGCAAATCCGGGCCAGTTCGCCTCCAGCATCCGGATGGCCTCACCGACGCTATCCACGTAGGCGGAAAACTCCTTCACGAACTTCTCGCCCAGCTCGCCGCCGAGGCGGACGGTACGTTTTTCACTCATGTCGTGGCCTCACAACGGTTACGGTGCAGCGCCGCCACCAGCCGCCATAGATGCCGACCTGGCTGGGCTGATGGTAGAGCTGATGCAGAATTCGGCTATCGCCGAGGTAGACGGCTACATGGTTGACCACGTTGGCCTCGCACATCATGAATATCAGGTCACCGCGCACGGGCTCTCCCTCCACGGCATCCACTGGCGCGCTGGCCAGCCAGGCCGGGAACGGGCTGTCACCCTTCAGCCAGAACTCTTCCGCCACCTGCGCCCGTGGCAGCTGAATGCCCGTCTCGTGCCGATGCCAGTCCTGCGCCAGGCTGAAGCAGTCGAACATCCCCCAACAGAACGGGCGCCCTTCGTAGGGTGCCTGCCAGCCGACCGGCTCGGTCAGCGTGTGCTCGCCATTCGGCCAGCTGACGATGTGCCAGGGCAACCCGGTCCGCTCGCACATCACACGATCCACCATGCTCGGGTCGGCCGTGTCGTCCGGGTGGCTGTGCCAGATGCCAACGACCCGGCCCAGCTGCTCGGCGGCGGCATAGTCCACCGGGTCGAGCTCGAATTGCGCGCGGGGATCGCCGGCAATGTTTCTGCACGGGTAGACACGGCCGGAGTCCAGCAACACCCCGCACGCTTCCTGCGGGTGCGCCAGCTCCGCCAGGTGCAGCATTTCGTTGATCATTAGGGCTCCAGAAACGAAGAAACCCGCCGAAGCGGGTTGTTTGTTGGATTGGGATCGCTCAGCTGTAGCGGCGCAGCCCCAGCAGTCCGGGATAGTTGATCTGATTCCCCCGGCACTGGCAGTCGCTGAAGTGCTTCCCGCAAGCATCTTTGCTGGGATCGTTCGTAGGCTTGCCATCGACGTCGAACATGGCAGCGCCAGCGTAGCCGCACGCCGCGCTCCGGTACTGCGTCTGTGCCGGGCAGTAAACGCTGGCCATGGTGTTTGGCACAGTCTTGCCTTCAAGGTCCAGCGCGCTCACCAGCTCAAACTGCAGAACCGTGCCGTCATCCTGGGTACGCCGGTTCACAAACCAGATTTCCTGCTGGTGGAACTCCGGAGCGCCGGCCAGCGCGCCGCCATCCAAATACTTGGCGTAGGTCACCATGCGCGTCACCTGCCAACCGGCCAAGCCTCGGAACTGGCGGACCAACTGGGTAAAGATGCCATAGATGGGGCCATTGGCGCCCATCACCGCGTTGGCGATGGACAGCGTCGGCCGCGGCGCACTGCCCTGCACTGTTTTCTCGAATCCCTCTGCCTGGATTGCCCAAGGTTGGTACTGCTGGCCCATGAAGCTGATCGCATTGGTGTTGGCGTCCGTGCCGGCCGGCGTGAAGTACTGCACCGGGTATTGGGTGCCAGGTGGTGGGGCCAATTGAAAAAGCTCCACCCTTGCATCAAGGATGAAGCCTTGGACGTCTTGCTGGATTTGCATATTAAAACTCTAGGTTATTTACTCGCAGACGCTGATGCCGGAGCAGATGCAGATGCATCAGTCTGTTTTTTTGGATCAACCCCTTTATTTGGCTTGGGGGTGCTTATAGGAAAATCAGCAATCTGTTGAAGGAGGGCAGCATCAACTTTGGAAGAACCCATTGCACAGTCTGCTGCCATCATTATCGATCCGAAAACTATTTTGTTATTTGAAACAGGGTTATCACTACCGCTTTCATTAAAAATAACCGAAACATCATGTGCATACGACTGATTAACCGCATCCATTTTCTTGTAAGACACAATGCTTGAAAAAGTTTTATCCATTGTAGCCTGAATGCCATTCGCCGCCCCAGACATCCCAGACCAGCCTTTTGCAGCAGTTCCCTTTGCAACCACCGACAGTACCGAGCCAGAAAGCACCCCAACCGACCCGACTAAAAGCTTAGAACCATCATCAAGTTCACCGCCAGATTCATAGTAATTCAAAACCTGTCGACAGAATGTAGTTGCCTTAATATAAGTAGAAATCGCATCTTCAGGAGTACAGGGTTCTGTACTGATCTTCGAACAAGGGTAATTTTGAGCATCTTGCCATGGCCACTGCGGAGAAAACACAACACAGCCAGACTCCACCACAAGCACAACACCCAAGAAAGCCAATTTAGCCACTTTCATATCATCCATCCAACCGATCTACTTTTCCTATTTAGCTCCTTATTTTCAAAAATATTATTAGGAGTACTACCTACTCGTCAAAATTCCCACATCATCTTTATTGGTATCTTTAATTTCAACACCATATCTATCTAAGTTGCATCAAATACTTGATCAAAAATACAAGTGAGACTTACCACTCCCGACACTGGATCAGTTCGCTTCCAAGGCTTCTGGCAAATCACTTTGACCTTGTTGCCATCCGCCCCCGTAAACCAGAACCAGGACACGCCACGCTGCTTTGTCAGGAACGCATCAATCGCAGCAATCTCGGCGGGAGAACGGTTATTGAAGGCCAGCGTGAAGGTGTCGGCCAGATTATTGATCCCGGCCGGCGCCCGCTGGCTGTAACCGTCGCCAAACTTGGAAACCGTTACCGCCGGAGCGGTTTCGGTCTCCATATTCACCGAGGGCGTCCAGGTAAAGGTGTCTGCCACTATGCGCTCCTCGCCTTGTACAACATGCCGCCCTGCCGCAACTCTGCGGCAATGCCCTGCTTCACCAAGGCCTTCACCGCCTCGGCCATTCCCGCCATCATCGCGCTACCCTGCGCATCGCCCTGCGTCTGCTTGCCGCCGGCGTCCTGATAGATCACCGTCTGGTTGATCATCACGTCGCCGCCCCCCGAACCGCCGGACGCTCGCACGCCCAACCGGCCATCGGCACCGCGCGTCAACGGCATCACCGCCTCCGGCCCGGCCTCACCCAGCACGCCCAGACCTCCTGCGTGAGCAAACCCAGTCGGCCGGTCGAACACGCCGCCATTCGCATAGAACTGCACACCTCGCGACCATGCCCCGCCGTCGGCCTGAGCGGTCCAAGATGGCGTACCTGCCTCAACAGGAGCGGCAGATTGCGTCGGCATCACGCCCGACACAAAGCCGGCAGCCTGGGTCAGCATGCCGGCCGCAGCCTTCGCTACCGCGATCTTCTCAATTTCCTGAAGGATCGCCGCGGCGAAGCTCTTCCAGCCCAATTTGCCGGTTTCGAAGAACTGGGTCAGCGTCGACTCCATACTGTGCGTCATGGAATTGAAAACGCCGCTGGCAGCGTTTGCGTTGTTATTGGCGGCGTCCTGGTACTTGGCCCATGCATCGGCCCAGCCTGTGGACCACTGCTGCTGAAGCTCGATTTCCTGCTGAATAGCAGGGATTTCCTGCTCCAGCCGGACCTTTGCCCCTTGGCGCAGCTGCTCGACAACCTGCGGGTATTGAGCGATGAACTCCTGATCCGTCAGATTGACCTTGTTGGCCGCGGAGGAGATTGCAGCCCGCAGATCCTGCTCGATCTTCAATTGGGCCGCGTAGAGCTTGCGCGCCTGCGTCGATGCGCCGACCAGATCATGCTCTTGCTGCAGTTGTGCCAACTGCTGAGCAGTGGCGCCGCGCCACTTGTTGCCAGTATCCAGCGCGGACTTGCTCGCCATCTCCTGGTTGTGAGCGGCCAGCCGATCCTCCATGAACTTGCGCTGCAGCGGGATCGCCTGCTGATACTCGGCAATCGCGCTCTTGATTTGGCCGTCGCTCATCTGGCCCACGCGGAACTGCTGCGGCATCTGCAGCTGGGTGCGCAGCTCGATGATCCGCTTCTCCGCCGCAGTCAGCTTCGCCAACCGGCTGTCGTCGCCGTCGGCCAGCATGCCGATCTGTGCCCTTGCCTCTGCCAACATCGCCTGCGCGCGCGCCATCTCTTGATCTGTCTGGCGGGCGGCATGGTCGATCTTGGCATGCGGAGGCTTTTTGTCCTTGTACTTCTCGTTGATCGCTGCGATAGCGTCATCGCGCATCTTGGGCGTAATCTGGTCACCGGCCATGATCATCGCGTCGAAGTCGCGCATCTTTTCTGCGATTTCCATCTGCCGCTTCTCTGCCGGGCTGGCAAATTCTTTTAGGAATAGCTTATACCGAGCTCGAGCTGCAATACCCTCTTGATTGATCTGGGCGGCTTGTCCTTTCGCCTGCGCCACCTCAGTGTCCCTGACCAGCCGTGCTTGCAAATTGGCGTTCTCTGCTCGCAAAGCATCGGCGCGGGCCTTGTTGCCTGCCCCATATCCTGAACCTGTCGAGGCCGCCATCAGGCTGGCTATTTCAGCGTTGTTGGCTGCGATCTGCTCCGCAACCGAGCTATCACGCCCCCACCCCTTCATTGCATCCCAGGCCTTGCGTACCCCCATGGCGACGCCTTCCCAGGCCATCGCCAGATACCCTAGATTTGGCAGTGAGGCAGATTGAAGATGATCATCCAACGCCTTGGACAGCGCCAGTTGCGCCCCCTGAATATCTCCCGCCTTCTGCATCGCCTCAATCTGATCATACTGAGCCAGCGTCAGGAAATGCATCTGATTGTTGAGCTCGACAGCGCTCTTGGACGGATCGCTCAAAGCCTTGGCAAACTTGGTCGCAGCATCCGCAGCATCGCCGCCGGTCAACTTGGCATAGCGCTGCGCCGCATCGGTGATCAGCTCAATCTGCTTGCCGCTCACCTGGCCGGTTTGGATCATCTGATCCATCAGCTCGCGCATCGACCCGGCGCTGACGTGGTTGGCGTCAGCCAACCTCTGGGCCATGGCCTCAAACGACGACGAGGTCATTCCGACATAGTTGCCGGTCAACGCTATGGCGTTGTTGAATGCTTTGGTCTCTTGAGTACCCTGATAGAAGGCAACGGCCACGGCACCCACGGCGGCGGCACCGGCAGTGGCCAGCAGGCCGAACGGAGAGACCAGGGCACCCAGCATCTCATGCAGGCCGCCGGCACGCTCCATCAGCACCATGAACGATCCCGGCATCCGGCTGAAGTTGCCGGTCATGGCCTCGTGAGCCAGAACAATCAGCTCACGGGTCGAACCCGCATTGGCAAACGTCAGGGCTTTGAATCCCTCAGCCGACACCGCTGCGGTACGGCCGGCAAGCTCCTCCGCCTTCGCGGCGGCCTTGGCGGCCTCCTCCTCCCGGTGCCAGGCATCGATCTTCTTGCCGATGTCGTAGGCCTGCTGCTGGATCTGCTGGCTGAAGCCGCTGTATTGAGCCTGTAGCGCCGCCTGCTCTGCCTTGTTCTTGCCCAGCATGTCCAGCTGCTTCTGCAGCGACTGGATGTAGGCATTGGCCGCGCGCTCGCTGCGCTGTATGGCGTCGACGGTTGCGTCCACGCCCGGCACGTAGTCGTGCGCCATCTTCCGTCCGGCGCCTCCGGCGGAAATCGTTGCCTGCTCCGTGCGGCCGGCCGCATCCGTCACTCGGTCCAGCGCCTTGGTCGCCTCATCCAGCTGGCTGGTATCGACCGAGAATCCCAGTTCCGCGTTGTCAGCCATTGCTGCTCCTCGATTCGAAATACACTCCGTCCAGCTGTATGATCAGCTCCACTTCGCGCGGCGACGGGTTCGCCTGCGTCATGGCATTCCATGCCGCCATGTCAGCCCAGCTGATGGGCAGAGGGCCAAACTCAGACTGCCCGCGACGGACTGAGAGCTCACCGAACCAGCGCCAGGCGCCGGAAAGCAGCTCAGGAAATGCGCAAGGCGGATCCAGATCAGCCGGCCGGATGCCGGTGGCCTTCCAGATGGCTTGCAGGTGCTGCGCTGGCGCTACGCCGTCGGCACCGGGTCGGTGGAGTCGGAAGTAGTGCTTTGCCCAGTCGAGGAGTCGCCGGGCTTGCTCCCGAAAAAACTCTCGTCGTCCAGATGAGCGCGCTGCACTTGGCGCTGTATCCAGGCGTGGCGGCGCATCAGCTGCAGCACAACCTCGGGGCTGTATGCCACCGGCTGGCCGTTGTCGGTCAGGCCGGTGAGCCCTACGACTACAGCCGCAGCGCGCCGGGCTTCAAGCTCGTCCTTCTCGGCATCGGTCAGCGGCAGATTCTCGCGCCCCTCTTTGAAGGCAGCGGCGGCGCGCTGGAACAGCTCCGCCTCGATCTGGCGGTCGTGGTGACGCACGCGCGCCGACTCGCGGCCGACAATGTCCAGCACCAAGCCATTCGGCCGCAGCGTCAGGGGGTCGAGGATCTTCAGGGGTTGAGCGACATCGGCCAGATCGGCCAGGCTCGGGGAGGAAAGGTCCATGCAAGGGCTCCAAAATGAAATAACCCCGCCGTAGCGGGGTTGTGCTGTGTTTTTTTGCGGCTTATCGCAATAGCCGGCTGATCGCCGCCTGCGCCTCAATCAGGCCAGTCACCGTGAAGGGAAGAAACTGCGCCTCGTGATGTAGAGACTCCAGGATCCGCTGCGCCTCCTCGGCGTGATAGCGGCGGACCGCTCCGACATTGGCCTGGGCATGCTGGATATGCTCGGTGATGGCGATCATGTGCGACTGCGCCACGCGCTCCGGCGTGTCCTCGCCGCGATGCAGCGGAATCACTGCATCTGGCGGGGTATAGCCGACCTGTCGCACGCGCGGGCGCGCCAGCAGCAGGATCAGCAAGAATGAGGTGATGGCAAGGAAGATTCCCATGCCACCATTCTACATCAGGCGGGGTTGCTCCGCTGGATCAGCAGGTTCGTCCCGTACTGCGTGCCGGTCTGCGCAGCCGTGCCGGGGTCGGCCAGCGCCTGGGCTTTGATGTTCAGCAGCACGCCGGCGTTCAGCTTGATATCTTCGTCGGCAGACAGGATTTTCACGTTGCCCATGCGCAACTTGATGAAATCCACGCCGTTGACATCGAAGAACGGCAGGTCGATCGCGACATTGGTCTCACTACGGAAGGCCTGGACCAGCGACTGGTCGCTGAAGTAGGCGGTGATGTCGAGCGTCACTTCGTTGGTGCCCTCGATGATGGCCGGCGCCACCTTCGATCCGAGCACGCCGTCGGCAGCCTTTCGCCCATTCTGCAGATTCAGAGTCATGCTGGTGATGTTACCTACCGCCTGGCCACCGATGTACAGCGGCGCGCTGAACGCGTCCATCGGCGCATTGGTTGGCGCGGCCGGATAAGTGGTGCCATTGGCGACCGTGCCCTGCACCGAATTCAGGCCGACGAAGTCGAACGAAATCTTCACCATCTCGTTCGGCTTGGCCGAGATGGTCATCTTGTCGACGCACATGCCGGAGTACAGCTCGTAAACGCCGTTGCCGGGAATGTAGTGTTCGATGGACAACGACCCCGGCAAGGTGGCCGCCTGGCCGACGGTCAGGTATTTGCCAATCACCGTAACCGACCGGCCTGCCGCAGCTGCCTCATCGACCAGGGCACCGCCGGCCGGAGAGATGATGGCCAGCGTCAGCGCCTGGGCTGTCACCGCGTTGATCTGGGCGATGGCTGCATTGTTGGCACCCGCCGTAAATCCCGCCAGCTTAACCCACTCACCAGCCATGAAGCCGTCGGTGATCCACGACCCGGCCGAGCGTGTGATCGTGCCGGCGGCGCCAGCGACGGAGGCAGAACCGCTGAACGCCGGCCCCCCTGTCCAGCTGTTATTCATGGCACACGCCAGTTCATCGTCCCACCCGCCCAGCAGCAGGTTGCCGTCGAATTGGTAGTTCGCCTTGTACATGCCCAGGCGCATGGACAGCACCTGGCGCGACACGTTCAGCTCGTCGCTTTTCAGGGCGTCGCGCTGGAACTGAGGCTTCAGGCTGGTGATTCGCTTCACCCTGAACGCCGGGCTCGCCGGCAGCGCGCCTTGAGCAGTTTCAACGCAGGTCGCGAGCCGGACACCAGAGCCGGCAGGGATATTGATTGCCATAGTGGCCTCGTGTGGTTATGGATTGCAGTAGCCGTAGTAGCTGATGCTGATCGGCAGGTATGACCATGTGTCGGTGTGGATCGCTCGACCGCGGCTGGGCGGCTTGTCGACCCGGACGAAGCCGTCAGCAACCGGCAGCGCCAGCCCGCGACGGAACAGCGCCTCCACCTGGTCAGCCATTTGCCCGGCCTGGCCGGTGCCCTCGCCTGTCGGTGTGCACGCCATCACCTGAAAGATGCCGGCAGCGCGGTTCATCGCATTTTCGCCAATGCCGGCGGCGACGCTGCCTGCCGGGAGGTTGTCCACCCGCAGGTATGGCTGCGCCAGATCCGGAGTAAACGTCACATCTTCCCAGGCGATAGGGTATGCGACGAGCTGCGCCAGGTGCGCGCACAGCGCCGCCTCCATGTCGGATGGGGTCATTTGTTGCTCCGGTTAATCTGGTTTTGCAGAATGCGCGGCTCATGGAGCCTGCCATAATCGGCGATATAGGCGGACCGGCCGATGCTGGTATTGGTGAGTCTGCTGGCGAGGCTGGGCGCGTTGTAGCTGGCCGCCTCTGTCAGGTTCATGGTTTTGTCGATGGCATCGAAGACGAAGCCCTTCCACTTAGCGCACGACACGCGGAACATGCCCTGCGGCGCCTGTGTTGAGTAGCCATTCACGGTCCTCTCCGTCTGCCGGTCGAAACCCTTCAGCAGGCGATACAGCCCGTACTCCAGAATCGGGCCATATGGCGCTGAGTTGGTCAGGTAGAACACATCGCCCAACTTCAGCTCATCAACCACAGCGCGAATCCGCATCGCAGTCGGCACCCCGTCCGTGTCGGTGTCCATGGTCCATGTTGTGTCGGGCGCATTCAGGCTGGCGCGCATGTTGGCCATGAACTGGCCGGTGTCGATTGGCGTCGCCGCACCCTGCAGCACCTCGTCGACCAGCTCGACAATCGCGACCTTCGCGACGTTCTCCATGCGCAGGCGTTGGTGGTCCACCATCGACCGGACCTGGGCTTGAAAGGAAATGCTCATTTGCGCAGTTGCTCACTTGCGAATCAGCAGTCGGAAACTCACTGCAACGCCGCGGTCATAGGTGGCCTGGACATTCGACACGTTCCAGGTCGCCCCCTCGTGCAGCAAATTGTCGTTAGGTGCCGGGACAAAGCCGGGATGCATGATGCGGATGCGCTGGTCTCCTGCCAGAATCGACGTGCCATTGATCTCGTCATCCTTTACTGCCGACGGCAAGCCCTTCCCCTCCCACACCTGTCGACTTTGTGTAGGCCGTCTAGCGACTGGATCATAACCAGCGGCCAACAGGTGGATGATGGTCAAACCCACACCTTCCAGCTCAATGGATCGGGCTATCGTTGCCGCTATCGACATATCAGACCCTCTGAATGAAAGGCTTCAGCAGCGCGGCAGTACCGTTGTCGATATAGCCACCAAACGCCAGCGGGCTATGCTCCGAATTTCGGTAAGACACCCCATCAACCGTATGCGAGACCAGATCATCAGCAACCGGCTTGCTTGCGATGTTCGATGCGACCCGAGCGCAGGCTTGCTTAAGCGCACCTGGTGCCGACACCCAACCGGCCAGATATGACACCTCTGCGTCACCTACGCCGTCAGGAAGCACAAGGCCGGCTGCAGCGCGCCGTAGTTGAGTAAGCTGCCCACCAACCGCAGCAGCCAACGGGATTGCTGGTGACTTTCGGAGCGGGAAAATACCTTTTGCCGGTACTGGACCTTCCTCTTTGATGCACAGCCCAGCAAGTGCTTGGCCAGCAGCGTGCGCGTACTGGACCTGCTGCAGAATGACAACCTGGCCGGCGACGCTTTGAACAACTACCGCCTCAGCAGTAGCCGTACCGCGATCCAGCACCAGCACGTCACCAGTCGTCAACACGGTCCAGGCTGGCACAGCCATGGGAACCGATGCGCCGGCCTGAATCGGCCCCGCCTGGATGGACAGAGCAGGCTCCAGCTGTGCCATGCAAACTGGCGTCCCTTGGTTTGTTTCGATCAGGAAGCCTTCCGGCCTCCCGCAGTACTGGTCGATAAGCCGGGACGCCTGGTCAAGCATGGGCTGCGTCACTCCGGCCGCGGCACCAAACTGGGCCGCATCGGCAAGCAACAGGTAGCCCATGCCAATCACTCCTGCGGCTTGTCGGCGGCGGCGCCGGATTCGGAAGTCGGCGCAGGGTCGGTCGGAACCGGATCTGCGACAGGGGCTGCAACCTTCTTAGGTGGCTTCTGCGGCTTGTCGGCGGCGGCCGGCCGCTCCTGAGTCAGTGCAAAGCCAAAGGGCTGCACGGCCCGCAGGAATTCGTGGGCGATATCCTCGGGGAAGGCGATCAGCGCCTGGTCGTCGGCAATATACTGCTCGCCCTGAAAGGTCACGCTGTCGCCGGGGTTGCCCGCTTTGGCGTAAAGGTCTGCCATATTCTCTCCAGATGCTGCCGCCCCTACATAGGGGCGGAGCAGGTTATCAGCCGTTGCCGATGTTGGTGATGACGCCCATCGCGAACGGCGCGTAGTTGGCCAGCACGCCTTCGGCGTACACGCCCATCTCGTACATGCGGGTGCGCAGCGGCCAGTCGATCTGGTAGTAGTCGCGACGCATCTTCATCTCGACCACGTTCTGGATTTCGCTGTTCTGGTAGGACACCGGCAGTTCTTCGCAGCGCGCGACGATGGTGCCCGGTGGCAGATCCGGATGGATCACGATCGGGATGATGCGACCGCCACCTTCGACATACGGATTGAAGTAGCTGTCCACCACGCCGGAGCCGGTCACACGGTACGGCTGATTGCCGCTGCTCTCGCTGTTGTAGCGAAGCAGCGTGCCCTGAGCCGAGTTCATCACCTTGGAAGTGATATTCGTCGCTTCCTGGCTGTTCACGTAGATGACGGTGGCGCCGAGTCGGTAGGTATCCCACATGCCCTTGAGCATGTTGTCGATCTCCACCACGTTGCCGCGGCCGCCCGGCGTCAGCGGAGTGCCTTGGCCGGCAGGACCGGTCGGCAAGGTCACGATGTAAGCGCTGGACGCCGGGTTAAACGCCGAGTACAGCAGGCCATCGAAGGCCATGCCGGGGTTGGCCGAAAAGTCAGCCACCAGCACGCTGGCCGGCTGGCGATTCGCGGCCAGCGGTGCGGTGAAGGTCACGCTATTCAGCGTGGTGATGGCCTGCAGCGTCTCGCCGCCGGCCGCGCCCACGAACCAGGCATAACCGAGAGCGCCATTGACCGGCTGCACAGTCGCTGCCAACGCTTGGCCGATGGTCACGCCCTGCACCGCATTTGCGGACTTGTTCGACACGCCACCGTTCAGCGTGTAGGTCTGGCCATCCGCGCCCTTGATCTGCTGGGAGGTGATAACGCCGCCGGCCAAGGAAGCGACCTTGATGCCTTCGAAGGTCAGAGCCGCCACGATGACGGAGTAGTTGCCGGCAGGCAGCGTCGCAGCAAGACCGGTCGGCGCATACGCCGAGACAACCGGCGAGGCGGGAGTGCCCAGCGAAACGGATGCATTGCCGCCCAGGATCGCCTTTTCTTCCTTGATCATGGTTTGCTGCAGCAGGCGCACGCCAGCAGTCGCACGCGCGTTTTCGAACTCGGCCGAGGCGCTTTCAGCCTCGAACGTCAGGCCATCTTCTTCGCCAAGAGTGACGTAGATCGCAGACTTCGGCACGGCTTGATAGCTCATACGACCCGAGCGCTGGCCTTCCGGCACCCACGGCATCGAGGCAACGCCAGAGCCATTCAGGCCCATGATCACCTTCCAGTTGGTGGACCCGCCGAAGCCGCCCGGCACGCGCGGGATCTTGTTGCGAAGGGGCGTCAGCACCGGATACAGATTTTTGGCCGGTCCGGACAGGTCGTAGCCCATCAGGCCGGTGCTCAGGGTCACCGTCTTGTTGATGTCTTGTCCTGCGGCCTTCATCAGGTCGAGGGTTTCCTTGGTTACATCGGTCATACGTGCTCCAGAAAAGAAGAAACCCGCCGAAGCGGGTTTGGAATTTGAAGCCCGCCATGGCGGGTTGCTTTTATTGAGCAGCGATCACTTGCTGATTGCGAAACCGCCAGCGGCGTACACTTTCTTGAACGCGGTTGCATGCTCATCAATCGAGCCATCCGCCTTGCGAACCGGCTCCACCTCTTGCTGTGCCGATGTCACCACGGCATCAGCCCCCTTCTCCACCGCGATCACTGCCTTCGGCTCGGTGGGCATCTTGTTGAATTTCTCGACCAGCGCTGCGTGATCGGCCTGCAGCGACTCATGAGCCTTGGTCACCGCCTCGAACTGGCCAGCCATCTTGGAGACTTGCTCCTGCAAGCTCTTGACGATGTCCGCCCCGGGCAGCTCCATGGCCTTTGCGACAGGTTCAGCGTCCGCCGAAAGTGCGGTCGGCGCCGGAGCTGCCTCGGCCTTGCCTATGTTGCCTTGCTCCCTTGCCTTGCCCAGGCTGGCCACCAGCTCCGCCGATTCTTCTGCGGCCATGGCGTTGAAGATCTCGGCGCCGGTCTTCAGCCACTCACGCAGTTGGGCGGGTACGGGGCTATCATCGCCCTCCCAGTTGGCTTCATCCTGGGCGTCGCTGGCCATCCAGAAGATGTCGCGCAGTACGTTGGCGAAGTCGCCGACGCTATATATGCCCTTTGCGATCACGGGCTCGGCCTTCTCCACCTGCTTGGCTGCCGGCGATGCTTCCGCCACATCTACGGGCTCGGCTGCCGGCGCCGCAGCCTTCTTGATCAGCGCCACCAGATCGCCCGCACTGATGCCAGACTTCTCCACCAGCGCCGCCAGTTCGTCGTGTACCTGCTCTTGGCTCATGCCTTCCTCGCTTACCTCGGCCTTCCACACCTGGATGACCGCGTTGGGGTTGCATGGGGCATCCACCAGGCTGATTTCCGTCAGCCTCAGCCCCGTGATGGTTTTGCCGAGGCGGCTGGTGCTGCTGCCGCCTATCGAGAATCCCTTGTAAACGCCCTCCTTCACTTTCAGGACGGCCACCGGATCAACTACGCGCGCCTGGATGATGGTTTCGCCGGCGTCGTTGACGTCCGCGACATTCACCGTGCCCGCGGCCATAGGTTGGTGCATCTCACGCAGCGCGCCAGTGCCGTATTTCATGAAGTCGGGCAGCGCCGCCTTCATCGCCTCGGGCGCTACGATCTCGCCGGCCAGGTCAACCGCGCCGTCAGACGCGATACCCTCAACGGTGACGGTGCCGTCGTCGTTGTCGGTCACCTTTCGGATGGCCGCGTAACCGCGATATTTCGTCATTTCGTATGTCCAAAAGAAAGGCCACCCGCGGGCGGCCATCAGTAAATTTCGCCAGTATCGTTATCGATCAGCACCGGCTCGATATCGCATCGACAGCTTACGTGCAGCGGCGAGCGCATCGCGCCGTTGCTGAAGGGCTCAGTCAACGGCACCGTTTCGCCGGAAACCGCTAAGCAGGCGCTGCAGCAGCCTGGATAGGCGTTCCAGCGCTTGTAGGCCACCAGAGGCGATGCCTCGAACAGATCGAGTGAGGCGACGCCTTGCGCCTCCATCACCTCATTGCCCGCAATCGTCGCCGCACGCTCCGGAGAAACCGCATAGCCGGGGTCGATCTGGTCGGCCGCAATTCCTCGCTGGATTGCATCCTCAATCACCGACTTCAGCATGTTGGCGGTCGCGCGCGCAATGCTGACATCGCCGGCCGGCGACAGTAGCTCGCCAATCCGCTGCTTGAGAGTCGCCACAGTTGCCTGAGCTGCGCTTGCAGCCTGCCCTGCAGTGGCGCGCGTCTGCGCTGATCCGGTCGAGATGGTCCGATTGATCACGCCAGCAAGCACCGACTCCAGCGCCGGAGAAAGCCTGGCAAACGCCGCCAGATCCAGCGACGCCATCGCTGCATCCACGCTCGACAGGTTGATCACCAGCACCTGACGCTTCCACCAGTCCTGTAGGAATGCCAGCAGCAGCGCGGCCAACTCCAGCTCGTGATGATCAGCCGGCTTTACCGGCGTCACACTTCCTGCATCACCCGCGTCGACCTTTTCGGGTTCGGCAAACTTCGCCAGCTTCTCGGCCGGCGGATCGCTGCCCAGTCCGGGCTCGCCGTTCGGGTTGTCCTCATCCTCAGCCGCCTTGATGATCGGAACGAAACCCGTCGCAGTGGCGAACATCGGCACGTCGCCGCCATCGACTGGCTCGCGGTTGTCTTCGGCGCGGGCCTCGTTGATCGAAAGCGTGCCATTGCGCACCTTTGTGTCCTGCACCTTTGCCCGCGCCTCGGGGTCGATCTCCTCTTGCGCATCCCATTCCAGCGCCAGGTCGGGTGCCTTGAACTGCTGCGCGATGATCCTGTCCAGCAAAGCTTTCAGGAACGCCTTGGTGATCTCGTCGCCGCGCAGGTCGGCACTGGATTGCTCTGTCTGCTGGCCGGCGCGAGTCTGCTGCTTGAGCGCCCAATGGTTCGGGACATTCAGGGCGTAGCAGACGATGCGTGCAATCCACTCGTCGAACTGGTCCTGAAGCGCACCCTCCTTCACGTTGAAGGGCTGAGTGCCACCAGGAACAAATTTCGTCCGGCGCCGCGCCGCGGTATCGCCGGCCAGCGTGTCGTTCCAGTGCTTGTCGAACGCACGCACCTGGTCGATGGTCCATTCGGGCGGCAGCGAAAACACCAGATCGGGCGTGCTGCCTTCGGTGTAGAACTGCAGCTGGTGGATGGCGCGGCGGATGGCCATGTTGACCGTGAGCAGTATCTGCTCGACCACCGAATGGCCGTAGATTTTGTTCGTCCGGACATTCCGCGGCATGTAAACCAACTCGTCGATAGCGTAGTTGGCCACCACGACGCCCTTGATCACCTGCTGATACGCTGGGCTGGGCGCCGATGGCGTGCGGCCAGTGGCTGTGATCAGCCGCTTGACCGTCGCGCCGTCAATCAGCTCAAGGCGGTAGACGTCCCCCCCATTGGTCTTCCATGGGTAAATCGTCGCGGCGTCCAGGACAAGCATGTCCTCGACGACAGCTCGCGCCCAGGTCGAGAAATCATGCTCGCCATCCGGGAATCGCAGAAAGTCCTCGATCTGCTTGCAGCGCTTGTCCGGCTTGCTCTTGCCATCGCGCGGCTTCACGGCGAATCGAAAGTCGTCGATTGCATCCTTGCGCGTTTCGATAGCCCCGCGGAGGATGTCGCACCCATCTGCCAGCGCCCGGAGCTTTTCGAAAGTGGTCAGCTCGGTACTACGCGGGCGGCTGACCAAGTTGTAACCCGTCGGGTAATCGAACTGGCGCCCTTCCGTTCCAGCTGCCACCGGGTCGGACACAACTGGCACCATCGGCTCCGCCGGCCCCATGTATGCGGCGCCTGAGAAAACCGACTTGATTGCACCGGTGACGCGGGCAATCAGGCCCGTCTCTATCGGCACCTTTTGCCCTGCCGTCATGTAATACCCCTTAGCTTGTGGCGCTGCTCAGCTCCTGCGCCTGCTCGGCGTAGTAGTCCAGCAGCCCCGTATTGCCGGTGAATAGTTCGTTGAACGCCCGGGACAGGGCATCAATCTGGTCGTCGTGCGCACCGTTCGGGAACATGCGCATTTCCTCGACCAGGTCTTGATTCCAGCTCGCCCGCAGCATCATCACATTGCCCACGTTGCACTGAGCGGCGAATGGCTCGGCGCGCGTCACCTTGTCGCCGGACTCCGGCGAGGATGTGACGCTGTAGCCCGCCAACAGGCGGGTGAATGCCGCGACCTGCGACTTGCCGGCCTGGCCAGGGTCTTGCGGGATGCTGATCTTGACGGGCCTGCCGTCGCGGTCTGCCGTGTTTTTGAGCGTGCGCTCAACCTCATCCGGCGAGCCGCGCATGCGCTCCATGTCGCCGATCACAAAGCAGCCATCAGGCGTGATGCCCAGCTTGCCGCCTGCCGTGTGGTCGGGATCTTTGCCCGGCGTCGGCTTGGTGGCTGCGAAGTCCCAGCCACGCACCCACTTCACGCCGGCGGGTATCGCATTAACGATGGCGATGTTACCGGGCTTGAATGTGCCACCCTCGCCCGGCGACGGCTCTTGCTGGTACTGGCCGGCGAACGTGTACGGGTTGGCGATCTGCATCGTCTTCAGGCGCTCGACGCTGTGCTTCTCTGGCCACAGCGCCGTGCCGTCATCCTGCAGGGCCTTCAGCTTGATGATTTCCCACTCTTCGCCATTGCCGCCGGCGGCCAGCCAGCCGGCCAGGTCGCGCTCGTGCAGCCGCTGCATGATGCAGATGATGGGCGTGTGCGGGCTGTTGCAGCGTGACTCTAGCGTGTTCTGGAACCACTCGATTACGCCGTTTCGGATTGTGTCGCTGCGCGCCTCGTCAGCCTTGTGTGGGTCGTCGATGATGATTGCGCCGCCAAAGCCCTCGCGTACCTTGCCGGCACCGTAGCCGGTGATCGTGCCGCCAGAGCCCACGGCGTACATGACGCCGCCGTCCTTGGTCCGCCATTCATCCTTGGCTTGCGAGTCGTCGCGCAGTGCGACGTCGGGGAAGATCTCCTGGTATACCGGGTCGCGGATGATCTCGCGGATCTCGGCGCTGTTCTTGATGGCGAGCTTGCCCGAATAGCAGGTATGGATGAATTCGCTGTCGGGATGCTTGCCCATCGCCCAGGCGATGAACATAACCACAGCCAGCTCGGTCTTGCTGTAGCGCGGCGGGATGTTGATGATCAGCCGCTTGCACTCGCCGTGGAACACCCGCATCAGCGCGTCGCAGATGATTCGGTGCTGCCGGGCGCGCTTCCACTGGAATTTGCGACGGTGCAGGAACATCCAGCGAACGAAGAAATAGAAGTCTTCGCGGGCGGTTAGGATCGCGGCGGCTCGCTCATCGGCCGTGAACTGCCGCATGGTCACACCTCGTCGATGATGTTCTTCAGGGCTGCCAGCAGCTCCGGCGAGGCGCTGTGCTGCGTCTGCTGCTGAATCGGGCCGCCGTCCTTGCCGGTGATGGCCAGCTTGTCGTTGAACATGCCCAGGTGGCGAGCGACGTTCTCAAGGGCCTTGTCGCGGTCGGCCAGCAGCACTTTCAGGCCGTCCTTGCCCTGGTGCACACCGGCGTACAGTCTGCGCGCTGCGCCCCTTAGCCGGCGGGTATCGTGGACGTGGATCTTGCCCTTGCCTTCGCCCTGGCATTCCGGGCATTCAGCATTCGGCTCGCGCGTCGCGACAAAGCCGAAGCCGCCGGCAGCGTCAGGCTGGGAGTCACCCTTCTCTGTTGCCTCGCGCTTAGCCTGCTCGAATTCCGGCTCGGTCCATTGGTACTGGTGGCCGGCGCCCCAGCAGTGCCGGCAGTTGTCGCGTCGGTACTCGACCAACTCGTTGACGTCGGCGTTGGCCAGCTCCCACCAGCGCTGCAGCACCATGTCGGCGGTGATCTCGGTCCGATGGGAGCGGGCTTGCTGAGCTTCAGCGATTGCGGCGATGACGTTATGTTTCGTTATGAGCTGGCGGCCAATGTTGGGGTCTGAATATTTGGCACGCGCAGCAGCAGCGGTGGCGTTCAGGTCGACCAAGTATTCCTGCACGAACAGCTTTTGTTTTGGTGTGAGTTTCGCCATAGAGGCGTTGCCTCCTCGGCTGGTGGAATAGAAAAAGCCGCTTTTGAGGCGGCTCAGTTTTTGTTTCCTAGTTGACTGTCACTTCCAGGGTTTGCAGCTTGCTGGGTAAGTACCAAACAAACTTGGAAGTTTTTCTATATGGCACGTCTCTCCGTCCTTATTATTTGCAACCGTGATATGTTCTAACTCCAACCAGTCATCGGGCGTGTTTTTGCTTCCCTTGTGCCAGTCCTTTAAGATTAAGCAGTTATCTCCCCCGAGTCCTGTCGCTTCGACAAGTTTCTTATTTTCTGAACTTCTAATCACATCCTGCACATTTTTCAGATTATTAATTTTGGTACCAATCTTGACTGCGCAGTCAGCCGAAGCAAATGCGCTTAAAAGCAGAAGTGGAATAAAAAAGAGTTTCATACTGCCTCCAGGGTTTTGCGGGATCGCAAAGTCATGAACGCAATTCAAATAAACTCTGTGAATCCCGCCCCATCAGGAGGGGAAATAGACAAGCTTGGTCGGGCCAACGACAACGGTATCCGACAGTCGCGCAAATGTTCAAGCAGCACTCAGCCACTTATGAGGATGGCTGCGCGTTATTGGCGCTATGTTTGAGGTTGCGCCCCAACCAGCCTCTCCTTCAGCGCATAGCCCAGCAGCGGCCAGACCTTGTTGACCGCGTTCTGGCGGGCGATCTTGCGACCCAACTCGGCGTCGAAGTTCTCCGGGCTGGCGCAGGCGCTCTCGCCGGTGACGGTGTAGCCGTTGCGCAGGATCAGGACGCAGAATGTGAGCAGCAGCAGCGGGCTGCCGAACTGCACCTTCTTGCCAGCTCCGATAACCCCCTGCGAAGCAGTAAAATAGTGCTCGCCGGCAATCGCCGCCTCCACATCCGCCGGCGTCACGCGCGGCGCGGTCATACCCTTCTCCTGAATTTCCCTCTCGATAGCCGAATCAGTCATTGCTCCACTTCCTTTTTCGTAGCCGTTAATACCACTTGGCCGTTTTGATGCGTTTTTGCCGGTGAAATACTCGACCCTGTTAATGCCAGTTGCGATTTTCGGCCTGCACTAAGGGTTATTGCCGCGCCAACACGATCTCCACGTCCATGCACTCCATCGCGATTGCCAGAGCGCGCCGCTGGATCACCTCCATGCGGTGCGGGCTGATCGACTGGCCGGCGTACTCGGCCACCAGGGCGGCGATCCGCTCCTCCGCGGTCACGCTGTCGAACTGGACACGGGCGGTGATGGGCTGAGCCATGGCTATCTCCTTACCAACTTGATGAGTGCGCGGCGGGTGAACGTGGCGTGCTGCCGGTTACGGTGAAATCGCACCGTGATTTCGTCGCCGTCTCGGGCGATGACTCGACAGCGCGTGCCGGTGATCAGCACCAGCTCGGCGCCACGGCCCCAGGGCGCGGCCTCGTAGACGATGGTTGTGTGACGTAGCCGCATACGGGCCTCGGAAAAGAAAAAGCCCCGCGATGTGCGGGGCGAGGTTGATGGTGCCGGTTTTGCGGGGTGCTCACGACGGGAGAGCCGGCGTCCTAGTTGCCAGGTTTAGCCGCTACTGGTGGTTAAGGTGTCGGCGGCGATAGCCTGGCGATCTTCTATTGTAATTTTCAAATCTGCACAAACATGACATCGGCACTTTGTTAATAAGGGATATACCATGCGCAGATATAGCAGCTTGTTTCGTTCACCTTCCTTGTCCTTGGAAAGTTTTTCGAGTGATGTAATCGATGCAGTATGGGAAAAGGCCCTGAGCCACCTCTCACTGTCTGATGGCAAGAAGCTGGACCGCTATGGTGCCATTATTGAACGCGACCAATATGGGAAACAAGAAAGCAGGACAGGTTGGCAGGTTGATCACATAGTGCCTAAATCCAAAGGCGGCTCAGACGAGATTGAAAACTTGCAACCTTTGCAATGGGAGAACAATAACTCAAAGGGGGATGGCAATCACCCATCTGAGCTAGTCACAGCAAAACCTGACTACTCCGACAATGAAATCCCAAAAGCCTTTGGTAAGAAGGTAGAAGACTAACGCTTGCATATCACTACAGCCCACGGCAGAAGCCGTGAGGCTGTGTACCCTTTGGCGACTGCCATTCCTACAGACGCAAAAAGGCCGCCTTTCGGCAGCCTTTTACTCGCCCGCGGGCGGTGACAATTTGTAGATCAATTCTACCGCTGCATTTTGCAGAATTCAAGCGGCCCTTTGCTGTTTAATGCGGTTGTAAATCATCTGAACCAGTTTTGCTACACGATTCTCGTATTCCGCGGTCTGGATACCCAGCTGGCGGCACAGCACTTTCGGATTGCTGGCCTGCCATTCGCCGGCGCGATTACGGAAGCCGCGGAAATGAGCCAGCAGGATGGTCACGTCTCGCTCCGGCATACCCGCCTCTACGCGCCGACAAACCACGCGGCCGTGAGTAATTGCCCGCTCCACGCGCAGCGCCAGTTGGATGTCCACCGGCAGCCCGGCGCCCTTCAGGTATTTGCAGGCGTCGCACGGGTCGGGCAGCTCGAAGCAATGCTCGCAGCGGTTCGACCGGTAGTTTTTGCCCTCTATGCCGGAGCGCCGGCTCGCCTGGCTGTCGCTGCGCTGCCAGCGACCCCAATTTTCCATGGCCTCGTGCGCCTCCAGCGGCAGGTTCAGAATGCGCATTGCGCGGATTACACCGATATCGACAACTGAACTCATTCCCTACCCCTTTCAGATTCCAAACCGACCAATCAGTGCGGCCTCGGCGCGGCCGTCGTCCTTCACTCTGGCGAACAGGCCAGCCTGGGCTGGAAACAGTTCCGCGGCGCGCGCCCGGCTGCCGTCCTTGCCATCCCTGCGCCCCGCCCGCTTCTGCCACTGCTGCGGCGTGACGAACGACACCGGCAGGCCCAGGCCCGCGCAGACGCCCTCCACGATGCCTGCGCTCTTGCCGAAGTTGAACATGCTGGCCACACCCTGGCCGGGCATGGCGCCAACTTTCTCGATCACCACATGCGCGCCGGCGAGCTGCCGGAGCAGGTCGGCCAGCAGCGCCGGCGACACGCTTCGCTTCGTGGTCTTGCCGCTCCTCAACTCCACGACCGGCATGTCGTACACGGCCAGCAGCTGCTCGCCGTCCAGCACCGCGATGGCGCCGTTGATTCCTGGGTCGATTCCTAGCCTCACGCCGCCCTCCATTTCCCGTTGATCACATGCAGCAGCGACCGCTTGCCGCTCGCGTATTGGATGCAGTGCGTGTGCCGCCAGCCGGACAACCCGGTGTTGTAGCCCATGGCCATCTGCGAGGACGTGCCGACCTGGTAGACGCCGTCGGCGATCCCCGGTGCGTGGCCGTGGCCGATCACCAGCTTGGCGCCGGCCTTAGTCATGCCGTGCAAGCTGCCGCGCGCGCCGTTGATGCCTTTGTCGCCGTGCTGGCCATATTCCACGCCGTCGACAATGAACGACTCATCGCGGCGCAGAAAGCGAATGTTGTCCGCGCCCGGCAACAGCTTTCGCACCCAGTACTCCAGTGGATCCAGCTCGCGGCCGGCGGCCAGCGCGCGCAGCATTTCCAGCTTGGTCTCGTGGTACACGATGGCGTTTTGCACGTCCTGGGCGTTCTGGTGGTTTTCCAGCCAGCGGTAGATGTGCTCGTTGTGGTTGCTGCCGGCCAGCACCACTTCGGCGCCGGTGGCGGCGATGCGGCCCAGCAGATCCGCCGTAGCGCGCAGCTCACCATAGACGTCATCGTTGCCGGCCCGGCGCAGCCTGAACCGCTCGAAATAGTCGTTGTGATGGCTGGCGCTTTGAAAATCCAACACGTCATGCAGCACGATGGTTTCCGGCTGCAGGGCGTTGACCATGCTGTCGGCGCCGAACACTGTAGCCTCCAGCACCTCCGGATCATGGCGGACGCCGTGGAGATCGCCCAAGGCCAACACACGGGCGCGGTGGCTGATGCGCTTAGCGTTGCTGGCGCTGTACTTCCGGTCGAGATCACAGAAAGAGCCATCCTTGCCGGCGTTCAGGTGGCGAAAATGGGCGGCGCGGCCGTCCCACTCGACCACCACAGCGCCCTGCACCTGGTGGAATTCCCCCTTCTTGCCGGCTTTGCTCTTGCTGTAGACCGGCTCGGTGATGGCGCCGGTGGTCATCACCAGCTTGGCGGCGCGGCCGATGGCTACCGGCACGCTCTCCAGCGCGATCTTGGGGTGCGCGAAAATGCCGTGGCTGTCGCCACTCATCGTGTGCAGGCCCGACAGCGGGCGCACCGCGGTCGGCTGCGTCGGCACGTCGGCCAGCAGCAGGACGCCCGGGCACAGCTCCAGCCTTTCGACGGTCATGTACCGGGCCAGCTCCGGCGCGAACCACTCGTGCGGCTTTTCGAGGTTGCTTGTCGGGTTGCGATAGGCCACCGGCACGACGATCAGGCGCGCGCCGTTCTCGCGGCAGTACTGCTGCAGGCTCTTGAGGAACGGAGCGTGAACCGGCGAGCCCGACACGGCGCAGGTAATGACGAACCTGTTGCCGTCCGCTGGCTTGGCCACGGTCGTCGCCTGGGCGGCGCGGGCGCGGAACGTCCGGCCGCAGGCCTTGCACATGAATCGCTGTGCCGCGGCGGAGTGAACGCCATGCGGACCGGCGTCGTTGCAATTCGGGCAATTAAGCTGCATTCAACTCCCTTTCGTTCATCAGCCTTGCGGCTTCTGCTTTCGCCTCCCTCGAGGTCTGAAAATTGCCCAGGAACCGCGGCCACTCCCATAGCTCGTAGCGCGGCGGCGTGGCCAGCGCGTAGCGGAATATCCGCCAGTCTCCGCACGCTAGGCATTCACCCTGCAGAATCCATTTCATGCCGCACCCTTTATCGTGATCAGCCCTTTGGCCAGCAGGCGGCGCAAGGTCCGCACCATGGCGCGGCGCATGTAGAAATCTTTCTCGCCCGGCTGCCAGTCACACGGCACGCGGCCGTCGATGACGTCATGGCATGTGCTGCAGCCGTAGCAGCTGGAAACGTCGTCGGCCTTGCGCCCCATGCCGTGGCTTTCGTCCGGCAGATGGCACAGGACTGTCGTGTCGGCGCGGCCGTTGCAGATGCCGGCGATTTGCAGAGTGCAGGTCTCGCCGGCGGCGCTGTCGCGAATGGCTTGGCTGGCGATGCGCCTGGTGTCGCGCCGACCAGTGCCAGGCGTGGACCCGGGGCGCTGTACGATCTTGCTCGGCGTCTTCATGCCGCCCTCCTCCCATACGCTGCGCCCAGCCCGAATTTCACGCCCCTCTCCGCGCCGAAGGCGTAGATCAGCTCCAGCAGCTCGCCCATCTCCCGGATGCTCATGTCGCTGGTGCGCCGGCCCAGGATCACGAAGCCGCTGCCGTCCAGGTTCGGCACCACCTTGGTCTTGCGAAGGCCGGCGGTCAGCAGGTCTTTCCACTCCTCCGGCGTCAGCTTGTTGCCGTACCAGTCCAGTTGCTCACTGACATCCGTCAGCGCGGCCCACATGGCAGCGTTCTGGCTCAGGTTGCGGAGGCTGGCGGTCTGGATCGTGACCTTCAGGCCCCTGCCATCGGCGGCCTCGTCCAGCATCTTGCACGCCAGCTGGTATGCGTGGGCCATGCGCGGCCGGAGATCGGTGCCGGTCTGGATGGTGATAGTCTCGCGACTCATTCCGCCCCCCTTTCCAGCTGCAGCGCAGCCATGAACCACAATGGCGCGGTCAGCAGCAACATAGCGACGAGTAATGTGCCGATGACGGTTCGGCGCCAGGCTGGAGAGCGCTTCATGCCACCTCCAATGCACGGTAATCATCCCAATCGAAGACCAGCACCTCGCAGCCGTCCTCGCGCAGCCGGCTGAACAGCCTCGGCCCGATGCTGGCGGCTACGCCATCACGGTCAAGATTGCTCAGGAAGATGGTCGGCCGACGCGCCTCGTAGCGGCCATTCACGACGGCGAACAGCGAGCGCGCTTCGGTGTCGGTGCCGGACTGCACGCCGACCTCGTCGATGATCAGCAAATCCGGGTCGGTGTAGAGGCGGATAACTTTGCTTTCCGACATCGCCGAGTCGAAGCTCTTGGCTTCGCGGATAAGCCGCGCCATCTCGTCCAGCTTGGTGAAGACCGCGGTGCATTGGTAGCGATGCATGATGCGCAGGGCAATGCCGCAGGCCAGGTGCGTCTTGCCGGTGCCGAACTCGCCTAGGAATATCGCGCAGCGGCCAGAATGGCCATGCTCAAACTCAGCGGCATAGGTTTTGGCAAACTCCAGAGCCGTGCGCTGACCGTCAATCGCTGCGCGGTAGTTTTGCAGGGTGCGATCCTGGAAACGCAGCGGGATGCCAGAGTTTCCACACAGGGCCAGCCAGCCGGCGCGCTGGCGCTCAGCGGCCTGGGCCTTCTCGCGGGCCTGTCGCTCGGCGTCGGCCAGGTCTTTTGCCTCCTGCGCGCAGGCCGGGCAGCGCGTCCAGACGCGGCCAATCGGATTGCGTGCGGTGTATTCGCCGTGGCGCTCGCAGGTTTCTGCACGCTCCCGCGGCGTCGCCGGCACGATATCGGCCAGCAGAGCGCCAATGGGTTTCAGATCATCCATCACAGCCTCCCGCTCTTGCCGTAGTCTTTGGGGGTTTGGTTGATGCGCGGCGCGCGCTTTTGGCCGCTTGCATCGGACTTGAGTGCGAACAGTCCTTGCCAGCTGTTCAACGTCGACTGATCAAGAACGGCCTTGGGGTCATGCCCTTCGGCGCGCAGCTCGGTCAATTTTTCGATAGCAAGTTCTGCGGCGTATTCGGTCAGGGGCTTGCGGATTTTCTTCCGCATCTCGACGAATGCTTTCCAGGCGTCGGCAGGCAACCAAGACGGGGGGCCACCTCGCGCGGCATTGACGGTTACTTGATGATTGAAGTTGGTTACTGACGGTTCGGGTGACATAGCTGTGTCACCCTTTCCGTCGTCGATGTCACCCTTTTCGCCTTGGATGTCACCCTTTTTGTCGTCAATGTCACCCTTTTCTTTGGGTGACAAATTGTCATCCTTTTCAGGGTTCGACAAAATGTCACCCTTTTCGTCGAAGGAAATATCTTCCCCGGCAAGCCATTTGGGATTGATGCAATACTCGTTCGAAAGCCCACGGCCTCCCTTATTCCCAGAGACACGAATCAGCCAGCCCGCTTTGACCATTTTCTCGATCTGCCGCTGTACCGTTCTATCGGACTGACGGGTCTTTTGCGCAAGACTGTCCACTGACGGGAAAATATGCGTCCCATCATCATGCGCATGGTCTGCAAGCTTCAGCGCCAGCACCATCAGGCCGCCACCTTCAGGAAATCGGTCAAAGACTACGCCCATCACTTTGACGCTCATTTCCGCTTGCCTCCGTCGGTATTCGTTGCCATAATTTCTCCAGTGAAGTTGAACCCACCCGAGGCCCGGCCAGGCTGTTGACGGTGGGTTTTGTCTTTATCCCTGAGGGCTAACGCCCGACACCTTCCCTCTAGCCAAAAAGGACTGCATATGGGTGCCGTTCACTTCCTTGACGATCAATTCCTACTGGCAGATGCAAGAGACGACGCAGTCGAACATGAGCTTGAGTTGTTCGAAACTGGAGGGAAGCGTTACCTCCGCATATGGGTTGGGGGTATTGGCAATGGGCCGGAGATTCTCTGTGAAATAACAGAGGAACAGGCCCGGCAACTCTCAGAAGCCGCCGAAAGTTTGGCAGACCGAATCTCCTAAGCATCACTCCCTCACTTGATCTCATGTGCCCGGCCGCCGGTGCCCGGCACCTTGTACGCGCTCAACTTGCACTGCCCGTTCTCGCCCGGCTTGTAGACCACCAGCACGGCCGGGAACGGCGCCTTAGCCTTCGCCCCATCGAACCGCAGCCGCTTGTCCAGCGCGCGGATCTCTGCGGCCTTCAGCGCGTGACGATGGAACCAGCGCGTGTCCGTCCGCGCCGGCACAAGACAGACCACCAAGGCGCCGTCGATGCTGGAGCGGTAAGCTTTGGCCATCCATAGCTTGATCTGGTGGCCAAAAGGCGGATTCATCCAGACGACTTCCCTGCTCCAGTCCTGGGCCAAGCCATCCTGCTCGCGCGTGAAAAACCGCTCGCACTTGGCGTTCTCCTGTGTCGCGCAGACATCCAGCGTGAACCCGAACTCCGCGTGCAGCTGGTCGAATAGCGCCTGCGGTGTCGGCCACTCGTCCGTTTTGCTGCTGAAGTGGATCTGTTCGCTCAGGTCGGCCATTAGGCGGCCTCCGCGAGTGCATAGTCGTTGGCGGCTTCGCGCGGCAGGAACGGGACAAGGCGCTCATCGCCGGTGACCGCGTACAGCCTGGCTCGCTCCGCAACAGAAAAACGCGCCGGACAGTGCGTCGTTTTGTCCCGATTGACCTTCCGCCTTAGCGAGTTGGGGTTTATGCCCAGCTCGTGAGCCAGATGCCTCAGTTTCAATCCGGTCCGATCCTTCCAGTCGGCGACGACCTGGTAGATCACCACATCGATCTCAGAAAACATGGTTCGCAACATTTCCTTGAAAGTGATCATTTTCAAAGGTTTAGCGCTTTGCCATACTTCACTCAGCACCAAGCCAGACCCGCTGCAGCGCCTCGACCGGCTGCCACCTTGTAGCGCGATGCGGGAGTTCTTTTACAACCAGGCCAGCTCCAAAGCAGAGCAATATCAATGAAAGGATAACCCTATGGGTTACCATAACGCAAGCACCGACACAGCAAAAGAACCTTTCAGGCATCTACCCCCATGGGTAAGCTATGACTACCATGCGGGTATGAGCATTGATATCTTCCAGATCCGACTCAACAACCTGCTGCCCTTTTTGGAAAAAAGGGGGGAGACGGCGCGGCTTGCCAAGTTGATTAAGGTTGAGCCGAACTACATCAGTCGGATTAAGGCCGGAAAGAAACGAATTGGCGAAGATGTGGCCAGGCGGCTTGAGGATGCCCTCGGCCAGGAATACGGCTGGATGGATAGAAGCCACGACAACGAATATGCTTCGGCACCTGAGCAGGTTGTGATAACCGCTCTATCTGAAGAGGAGCTCGTGAAGCTCTTGCGCGAGAAAGGCGAGGCCTACGCGTTCGAGCTGCTCCGCAAGGCCTTCATGGAGAAGGAAAACAAAAAAGGCGACTGAGAGTCGCCTTTATTTTTACGCCACCATCTGCGCTAACCAGTCTGGATAATCATCAAAAATAGCTGCATCGCCACTGCGGTAAAACTCAACAGATCCATCCTCATACTTCCTTAGCCCTACTGTCACCTCGGCAACAATTCGGCCTCGCCTATCTGCCAGGCAGCACCCTACTGCCAAGTTACCGCTCACGGAATTCTCGTTTTTTTTCATATACAAGCACATGCGTTGTTGCGGAGCCATCAGTCTCACGCTGCCGGCGCTGGTGGGCATATACGTATTTTTACTTACATGCGACACCTGTCGCATGAAACTCCCTCGCAACAACCAATAGTGCATCCATCTGATTGCACGTCAGGTCCTCGCAGAGTTCGAGTAGCTCTAGTCGCTTGGCTGCCATCCTGGCGCTATCCTGGCCATGGAGTAGCACATCTGCCGGCATGCAAACGCACTCGGAAATCATATCCATATGTTCTTTGTTAGGCACTACATCTATGAGCCAACGGTATGCGGTAGACCTAGAGACGCTGCAGGCTCGGGCGAGCGCAGTGATTTTGATGCCCTTTAGGCGAAGGATGGCTTTCAGCCGTTCATGGAAGGATTGCACGCATGGATGCTAAGTGTAAGCACGTACTATTAGCAATAGTTCATGTTTGAACACTTGTAAAATCCATGCGACACCGTGCGACAAAATCTGATGCAATGGACATACACTGTCCGTTGGAGCAGTTGTATCAGCGACGGTCCTTCTCAGCCAGGATCAGCGCCCAGAGTTGGGTGATCTCGTCATTGCCACGGTCTACCAATTGGCGTGCAAGATCCTCCAGAGAGGTCGCCGCAATATAGGCCCTTTCCTCCTCCACCGCCGGCTCCCGCGGCCCTTTGCCTGTCTGCAGCCATTGCGGCCTCACCATGAGAACTTTGGCAAGCTTGAGCAGATCGCGCGGCTTTCTGGTCGGATCGAGTTCAAGAGCAGAGATAGTGCTTTGGGACACGCCTGCGCGTCCGGCGAGCACTTCTTGAGACATTCCCCGCTTCTCGCGGGCATTCCGTAGTCGGTCGGAGAAGCTATCCATCGCGGCATGGTGCCGCACAGATCAACCACAAAGGTGGTAACTATTACCCGTAAACAAGTTGATCGGTTGTGAAAAAGCCCGCGCGAGGCGGGCTTCGTGGGCGCCAGGTGTTTTTATCCGAACCGTGGTGGGTCAGGCCTGACGTTGGGGGTAGTGTGGATGCCGGCCGGCGGCGGGGTCAAGTAAGGGAAAACCCGCCGGAGCGGGTTTCATTTAGTTACGAGCTGGCAAACTCAACTATTTTATCCTTTTCCACATAGTCGACGACCAAGATGCCAAGGCTTTTGAGTTCCTTTTCTATGCTTCTTGCGGCGGAAACTCTTCTCTCATAAGCGGAGTCAGGCATTTTTATGGTAAATAGGACCTGATTTGGCAAAAAACCAAGCCTAGAAAGGCGGCCGATTTTAGCAATCCATCCATCGCCATGTGTGTAGATTTTATTTGGCTCATCCTGCCCTAAGTAAAGGGGCTTGATAAGTTTGGAAACGCCAACATCGGGTATGGTCTGAACCAAAGGGAAGGTTACTGAGTAATCTTCGCTTCCAATTCTTTCTTCACGAAATGGCAATTGAAGGTCTAGCGAGTTCACAATTGATGCAACACGCTTTGCTAGTTGATTCTCCTGGTATTCCTTTGTTACAAAATTCCGCCCTACGTAATAGTCGAAAAGTTGTTCCAAAGTTTTCTCCGGAGACTCGGTTACCAAAACTCTAGCATTTCCAAACCTGACAATAGCCTCTCTTGGACGAACTAGATGATCAAACTCATCCCTCAACTCGTCTGGAGATATATATTCGGCACCTATGGTTAGCTTGATTCGGCTGAGCTCTGCGTTGAAATTATAGACAGAGCGTTTATATATTTGCCCATCAAGCTCATCAAAAAAGCTAGTTACTCTCGCGTATTTTCGCTTTTCAATGCGAAAATCAAAAAAGCCCGTCTTGGGGCAAGTGAGTACAACCCCTATATTTGCAAATTCACCAGTCTCAGAGTACGGCATGAACTGAATAATGGCATACCGACAAGCCAATTTAGTCATATCGCCTCCCAGAATTCTTGCGACCTAAAGCACCCCAATCGAGTGTGCGCATGTTCAATATCAAAGTCGACAAGGATATCATACTCATCATTCTCGTACTTCCAGTATTCAGGAAGAAACCCACGTGCAGCGTCCCATCTGAGGAACGCTTGCTCTATCCGTTCAGCGTATTGGGCGCGTGAAACCAAGTCCGCGCAAATTTTCGGCCACTCTTCTGAAAAAATATGATTTTCAATTAGACTTTGTCGCGAAACATGCTCATTGAAAGCCAGGTTATGGTCAATTACTATGACTTTATTATTGGTGTCAGAATACAACAAATTCGAGTTGCCGGGGGTGCGATCATCATTGCTGATCCAATAATCAAATACTAACAGATCACGTCTGAATTTTTCAGTTGTCCTATAGACATCCGCAGCCTCAAACCAGCGAACGCTTGGACATTCTTGCAAACCAAACAGCATTCCCTTTCCGATGCCCTTCAAGTCTTTAGTGAGCTCCTCATGAAGCTCCTCGCTCACCTCAAGCATAGCGGCCGGGGGAAGCGGCAGCCCGAATCCTTGGCCAAGGAACCAAGCAAGTAGCTCGCAAGTCTGGCTCCGGCGACCTGCCGGTTTTTGTCCCTTTACATAATAGCTTTGTCCATCATCTGCTTTGCAAATGTATGGCTCAGACTTGCCTTGCGATGACTTGTACAAAATCTCATTGATCTGCAATCGCTCCAGCATACATCTCCCTGTTCTACGTCAGGTCACTACAGAATAGTTTTTCGTTAGAAGGCACTCAGAAGCCGCTTTGTCCGTTCATGCTTTTGAAGTAGCCAGCCCACAGTTGGTGCATCAGAGTCATCAACCTCATCCCACACGGAAATCTGGCAATTCAGTCCAAGCATCAAGGAACTACATGCTCAGCACCCCACCCACCAGAACGCCCACTCGCCCAGCACCAACAACATCGTCACCAGCCGGCAGCCGGCCGGGTCCAGCGCAGCGGCGTCGCCGGCGTAGTAGAGCGGGTCGTTGGCGGCAGTCATCGTCCGCCAGGCAAGAACCACTCCGGTTCAGTCACAATTCGAACAGCCTTGCAGGACTTATGGGCAAAATCCAAGGCGACACTCTCTGTATCGAATGGGCCGTGCACAATGGATTGTTCGTGAGCCCCCTCCGAAACAAACCATTGCCCCAAAGAAAATTCAGTACCGGCGTGCTGGCTCACCGGCTCACGGTTTTGTTCGATGATGTTGGATATCATGCAATGAGGAGGCTCTCCCTCCCCTTGGTCGGCACGAAATCCAAAATACCGAACCAGGCCCTCGGCTTGCGAGTCAAATTCTTCATTTTCAGAATGCCAGTCCTCGAAGTCCTCAAGTTCCTTTTGGGCGGCCTCTGCCTCTTTTTGCATCTCCTCAATGGTTAGTGGTCGTTTCACCTCCACTAACTCGATGCTGTGTATGTTCGAGTACTTATCGACGATGCTCTGCAGAAGAACACCCAACTTTTGTGGGGCGAAACCGAACCGTACAGGTTGAGTCAGGTAAAGGCGAAGCAGGACGAGATCACCATTACTTGCCTGCTGGTCTATTTTTGCGACTTCGCTTTGCAGCCAGCCGCGAAGCTTGAGTGCCGAGATATCTTCCGCTGGATTTAACAAGCAAATTCTCAGTTGCGCCATAAAGTCCTCCTTTGCCCAATCCTCAAGAGTCACAGCCAGTAGCTAGATCACACTCCACAGCCACCTTAGGAACAACCAAGCGATCGAGACAACCACCGCGCCAACAAACATCGCCAGGATCAGCACGCTCAGCCAGTAAAGGGCCGCGCCGCCAGCCGCGGCACCGAGCACGGTCAAGATCAAACGGATTGCCTTCGGCCACTCGGCGCCACCGTGGGCCATGATGGTGTGCCAAGTAAGCAAACCTCCTCCGATCAGGCCAACGAGCAGCCCAAAAGAGCGGATGTTGCTCTCGCGCGCCTCGTCCTCTGCTCGTACTAGATCCGCGGCAGAGTTGTAGTGGGCGGTGACGCCGCCGCCCTGGCGTTTGCTATAGCGGGTCATGCATTTCCCCTTGGAGATACCTCGCAGGATGGCACCCAGTAGACCTTATCGAACGCCTGCATGGCGGCATTACCATTCAGGTCCGGCCCAGGCTCGATCTGTAGGTCAGCTACGTCAAGGACGTTCTTCCCAAAAACTGCACGCGCAACGAAACGCCGCTCTCCAACCATTGCACCGAAAGAGTTTTTGCCGTTGACGTACCCGCAGACATACCCCCTGGTGAACGTGCCATCCTCGCTCTCCTTCTTGAAAACGACATTACGAAAGATGGCAGAAGATGGGTCATTCAAAGAAGCCTTGGCAACCTCTTTTGCCTGGATGATTGCCCGATCCTCTCCAGTTTGCAGCGCCACCGTCACAATGCTGAAAGTGACAAGCATGGCCAGAATGCCAAGTCCAGCGCCAATCCAAAGCGGGGAGCGCTTCTTTGTGCACCCGCAATGTGGACAAGCTTTGGCCTTAGTACTCACTTCCTTGCCACACTCCCTACATGAAGTAAGCGCCAATTCTTGCCCCTACTCAGTCGCGGTCGGCACGATCGACATGGACATGGCCTGATCGATCAGTACGCGGAAGCGGTTGTCCTTGGTCGGGTCAAGTGTCGCTGCGAGCTCCTTCAGGTTGCCCCCACACATGCCGTCAGGCTCTGCCCCGATGATCGCAGCACCTGGCTTGGAGCGAAGCTGCACGACCTCTCCTGCGCCCAGCAAAGCGCTCAACGTCCCGTTCATATAGATGCGTGTATTACACGCACCACCAACAAACCCTGAGTCACGCTTTATTAGGATGCTGGCATCCCCAGATCCCGCCGCAATCAGCCTAGAAGGTGGCACCGGCTTAGCCTGCGCAAATGTCACAGGCTGCGTAGCGCAGCCGGACAACCCCACAACTACCGAAAGAGCTGTCAATACAAGAGTCTTTTTCATATCAACACGCCCACTTATGTGACGTTGGCATTTTACACCCAGCACACCCCGCCCTACTTCTGCCTCTTCATCGACCCGTATGTGAAATGCAACACATAACCTCATGGGTAACTGAAAACACCTTGATTAAAATAACCTGTAGGGTTATTGTTACCCCAACAGCACAGCAACACAGTGCACCGATCTCTAACAACCAGCAGCGATACGGCACAGCCCAGGGCGCAGAAGTGCGGCACCCCTGTCAGGTCTCTGACCTGAGGAAGAAAGCCAAGTCATGCAGCAGCAACTGCATGTCGCGTGAGAGGGCCGCGAGGAGCGGACTAATGACCACGTAAGCGCCAAACCCACCGTGGCGGGTAACGGGGGGCAAGAGTTTCAAACAGGCGAGAGCGGCCTGAGTAAAACGGCTTATTCGAATCGCACCCGTAAGGTGCCAACGAATTCTCCCGTGTAGGCGCCGTCCGCGGCGCGAGGGATGCAGGCAGACCCCTACAGAATGACCCTGCCCTGGCTCAGCAGCGAAATCGGAAGGCGAGGACACCGCCCGGAATCTGAGATAGGACATCCCGACTGGCCGCCGTAAGCGGCCACCTACACGCATGACGATTGACGGAAAGCCCGTCGTCAGCCGTGTAGGTCGCAATCACAAACGAGGAACACATGAGCGAATTCAAAGTTGGTAGCAAAGTGAAGTTCACCACCATCCACAAGCGCGCCGGCAGCGGCAAGATCACTCACATCGACGATGGCCCGAAAGGCTCGTTCTACTCGGTGAAGGAAGAGGACGGCAAGATTACCAAGTGCCGCCTGAAGCAGCTGGAACACGCCTGATCCGCCGCCGGCCTGGCCGGCTTTACCACTGAACGCCTTGCTGTGAGCAAGTGCAGCGTTTGGCCACGCGTACCGGGCGCCACCCGGGCAGGAGCCGGCAGGACGTTCAGTAGTAAAGCAAGACCCCCGCACTGCGCCGGGGCCGCTTCGGCGGGAGGCCTTCCGGTTGCGCACCCCAACCGATATGCGCAGATGGGTCGACCACAACACATCGTAGGTCGTTGCAACAGCGCCGGCAGCCCTCGCGGGTAGTCTGATGCCGGTCGTACCGCTGGATTCAGCGGCGGGGGATTGGACCATGTTCAGCAGTCGCTGGGTGACGAATCGCGCCAGCGCCCCCGCCCCTGCACCTCGCAATACGTGCTTGAGCCGTTCAATCGAATCGATTTATCTTTCAAGCGAATTTGATAGAAATGGACACTTGAATGCATCCTGATCTAGCCCGCTTGGTCGATATCGCCGGCATGGCTCTTGAGGCGGAAGACCGACAAATACTCGGGGCCGTTACCGCTAACCGAGTCGCATACTCCGGCGAGTCTGGCGGCCTTCTCCGCTTCAACAATGAGCGATTCTACCAATTCATAGTTGCCAAGTCCTTGCTGTCCTCCATGCCTTACAAGGTGTCTGTCGAAGTCAATTCTCACGACATGGTGTTGGAGGTGCCGGATACCGGAAATCACTTTGCTGTGGTCGAAATGAAGCGCTGGATGAGCCCGAATGGTGAGCAAGAGTTGCCGGGTATCCGCAAAGATATTTTCCAAAAATTACAAAATACGACAGGGGCTCACAAGCTCATGTTGCTGTTCTCATCCAATCCTCGTGATCAAATGCGCGAGCAGATGAGCTGGCTGCTTGAAAGACTTAACCTTCCCGAAGATAGCTTTTCATCATATTGCTTCTCAACATATGACCAGTTAGGCAAAGCCGTAGAGTTTTGGATCGCCGGGATTGAAATCACTTAGCCCCCTTCGTTCTCTTCCCTATCACCACACCCCGCCATGTGCGGGGTTTCTTTTTCTGGAGCACTCCATGCCCAAGATCGACATCACCATCCATGCGGATCTGGCCTGCGTCAGACCACGCACCATCGCCACTCGCACCGAGATGGAGGTTCGCATCGAGGGCGTGGCACTGGAAGACCTCTTGCAGAGCGTGTCCGCTGACGATCTGGTTCGTCTCATCGGAACGGATGAAATCATCGCAGCAGTTGGCCGGGTTCGAAATGCCGACCTGCTGCTACCCAAGGAAAGGAAAGCAGCATGATCGCCAATGCCATCGCAGCGCCCTCCTCGGCGCTGATTCACCAAGACTGCCGCAACCTGCGCGCAGCCAATTCCGGCAGCTACGCAATCCACTCGCTGGCTGGCTTCCGCGTCCACTTCCAGTTTCCTCGCACTCGCCGCCGCATCGACAACCTGATCGTGCTGGCGCGCAGCAAGGGGGAAGTACTAGACCGCGCAGACGCGATTCTTCCCGACTACTTGCCCACCGGCATGTCGCGGATATGAAAGCCTGGCTCCTTCGCACTCTGGGCGGATGCATAGCCACCTCACTCTTCTTCGTCGTTGTCACTGTGGTTCAAGCCGTGGAGCAACTCAAATGAACATTCACCTGCACTGCCCCATTCAAAGTTCCATTGCCCACCATATTCATGCAGAGACGCTGGCCGCCGCAGCTGATCACCAGTTCGATCGGTTGCGTGAGCAGTACACCACCAACGGCATAGACTGGTCCGACGTCGCAAATCGCAACGAGGCCACGATGGCCATGGCTGCCCAGGTGCTAGCGCTGGTCTATGGGATGCCTGACTGCCCGGCGCGCCGGAAAACTATCCAGTTACTGGACGCTGCGACAGACAGCTACGCCCAAGACATGGTACGGGAGGCAGCGTGATACGCACCATCACCGGCGACAAAATGCATAACGCTCTGAAGGCCCGCACCATCCAACAAGGCGGCCCATTGACCGGCACCCCTCCACACATGAAACGCGCGGCTAGCAAATACCGCGAGCGCCACGTCATTGAAGACATTCTTCTTAAATTCAACAAGCTCGCCTGAGCGGGCTTTCTTAAACGAAAAGGCCATGGCCACCCATCTTGAAGTCTTACAAGGCGACATTGCCGCCATCGCGCCGCAATTTGACGCGGTCCTAGCCGACAAGTCCCTGAATTTCGAAGCCGAAGCCGGCTTCGCCATGCAGATCATCCAGGGCAGCGATTACCTAGCGAAGGTCGCATTCGGGAATCGCCAGTCCCTGGTTGATGCTGTCACCAACGTCGCAGCCATTGGCATCAGCTTGAACCCGGCCAAGAAGCAAGCCTATCTGGTGCCGCGCAAGAGCAAGGTATGCCTCGACATCAGCTACATGGGCATGATGCACCTAGCCCAGCAAACCGGCGCCATTCAATGGGGTCAAGCGCTGATCGTTCGCGAGAGCGACACATTCGAGCTAACGGCGATAGACACCGCGCCGGTCCACAAATACAGCCCGTTCGCCACCGAGGAGCAGCGCGGCAAGATCATTGGCGCGTATGTGGTCGTCAAAACCGATGGCGGCGACTACCTCACCCACTGCATGACCATAGCGGACATTCACTCAATCCGCGACCGCTCCGAGGCCTGGAAGAAATATCAGCAGGACAGCTCCAAGAAATGCCCCTGGGTAACGGATGAGCCGGAGATGATCAAGAAGACGGTCGTCAAGCAGGCATCCAAATATTGGCCGCATCGCGAGCGCTTGCAGCAAGCCATCTACCACATGGACACCGAGGGTGGCGAAGGATATGCCCGCGAGCCCGAGCGGAATGTCACGCCGTCCACCGATGAGCAGCAGGCCCATCTTGCGTCCCTCCTGACCAGCTACGGCCGCACCTGGGAGCAGCTGTCTGCGGTCTACCCCAAGAACGCCCCTTACAAGGGGCAGCCCATGGAAGCCGTGACAGCGCTGGACATGGACACGTTTATTCGATTCGTTGAAAGGAAACTCAATGAACCCCCGCAGCAACAAGCAGCTTAGATCTGACCTTACCCGCCTTACGCTGCGGCACATGGGTTTCGACGGTGCGGCCGTCACCCAGGGCTCTGACAGCTGGGAAACAATGCGCCTCGGCGTCATAACCGCCAGCCGAGCAAAAGACCTGATCGCCAAGGGCCGCAGCGCAAACAGCATCGGCGAAGCTCGCAACACCTACCTGATGGAACTGATCGCTGAAGTCGCAACCGGACAGCAGAAACGCAGCGGCGGCAAGGCCTCCGCCTGGGGCCATGAGCATGAAGAATCATGCGTCGGCCTATACGGCTTCGACGCTGGCGTTGAAGTGGAGACCATCCCCTTCGTCTATGGCGATGACAGCATGCGCTACGGCGCCAGCCCTGACGGACTCATCGGTGATGCGTTGGGAATTGAAGCCAAGAACCCATTCAACACCGCCGTTTACCTCAAGTTCGTTTTGAATGGCGAAATCAAGCCGGAGTACATCGAACAGGTTCAGTTTTCCATGTTCGTCACCGGCCGCGAGCAATGGGTATTCGCCAACCACGACCCGGACGTTCGCAATTACATCCTGCACAGCATCACCATCGATCGTGATGAAGCCAAGATGAAGACGTTCGCGGATGCGATCGGCCAATTCTCCCACGATATGGACCGCGCGCTTGAGAAGCTGGGCTACAAGTTCGGCGATCAATGGACGCCCCTCATCAACACCAGAAAGGCGGCATGACATGGCAGCCGAAGACATCAAAGACCTCGTAGTCATCGAAAAGACCTCCGTTCAGGAGGTCTTTCTGCATCGCGAACTCCTGGACGTGATTTTGGAGCAGATCCGCGACAAGGCGCTGAGCATCGCTCCCGATTTATCCACGGCGACCAGCCGCAAAAACATCGCCAGCGTGGCGTACAACGTGGCCAAGGCCAAAACCTATTTGGACGACCTTGCCAAAGAGCGCGTGGCCGAACTGAAGGATCTGCCGAAGCAAATAGACGAAAGCCGCAAGTACATGCGCGACTTTCTGGACCGGCTCAAAGATGAAGTCCGCCAGCCCCTGACCGACTGGGAGGCCGAGCAAGAACGCATCGCCGCCGAGAAGAAAGCGGCCGAAGAGGCCGCGGCCCTCGCCCGCCAAATCGAAGCCGATCATGAAATCGCCCTGCTGATGAATCGCGAGTTTGACCGAGTGGCCGAAGAGAAGCGCCAAGCTGATCTGCGCGCCCAGCAAGAGCGCGATGCCGAAATTGCCCGGCAGGCCGAAGAGAAGGCACGACGCGAAGTCGAAGAGAAAGCAGAGGCCGAACGGCAGGCGGCCATTCAGCGCGAAGTTGACGCCAAGATTGCCGCTGAGCGCGCGGAGCAAGAGCGCCTGGCCGCTGAGCAGCGTGCTAAGGATGCCGAAGCCCGCGCGGCCCGCGAGAAGGCTGAGGCCGAGGAGCGCATCCGTCAAACCCAGGCCAAAGCCGAGCAGGATCGCCTTGAAGCTGCAGAGCGCGCCAAGCAGGCCGCAATCCAGGCGGAAGCCGATCGCATCCGCGCCGCCGAGGAAGCGGCAGCGGCCGAACGGCGCCGCCAAGATTTGGAACGCCAGGCAGCCGCGGCCGAGCAAAAACGCCGCGAAGCCGATAAGGCACACAAGGCAACAATCAACCGCGCAGTACTAGATGCCCTGCTCACCGAAACAAACATATCGGAAGAGCAAGCAAAGGCGGTCGTAGTTGCCATCGCCCGCGGCCTAGTCCCTCACATCACCCTCATGTACTAAGGCGAATCATGAACAGCATCACCTTTGACGGCCGCCTAGCCGCCGACGCCGAGCTTCGCTATACGCAGGCCGGCGAACCCATCCTCACCTTCCGCGTGGCCAGCGATATCGGCTTCGGAGAGCGCAAGACCACCAACTGGTTCAGCTGCCAGGTCTGGGGCAAGCGCGGCGAATCGCTGAAGAACTACTTGGCAAAAGGCCAGCAGGTGACGGTCTATGGCCAGCTTAACCTGCGCGAATGGCAGGACAAGGACGGCAACAAGCGGCTATCGCCGGATGTGCGCGTCAACGAGCTGAGCCTGCAGGGCGGCCGTCAGGAGGATGGTGGAACGCATTCGCCGCGGCAGGAACCGCCGGCAGCCCCGCGCCGCCAGGAGCCGAGGGCAGCCCCGCGCATGGATGACATGGAGGACGATATCCCGTTCTGAGAGGAGCGACAAAGTTCTATTCAGTAATTTTACTTTAAGAACAAAGAACAATATATAGCCAAGCGCTCTTGAAATTAAATGCCCAAACCACATAATCCCCTATTGCGAACATGGCTGACATGTCCGCAAAGTCTTGATTGAAGCTACATCAACAAATCATTGAAATAAGGGGATCGTTATGGGCATTAAAATGGATGAGGCATATGATAGTGATCGAAAACCATGGAAGGCATCCGATTATGAAAAAGGAAAAGGAACCGAACCTTTGTCCTGCATACACTGCCCAGCAGAAATAACCCACAACCTCGCCCACTTTCGAGAATATCACGACAAATCAGTATTGGTACCAAGCTATTTTAAGCTAAAGCCTGGCAGAAAACATGAAATCGGTTGTCAATTTGGCATTACTAAAGAAGTAGAAATTATTGCCGACAAGTCGGAAGGGCTAATCGAAGCGCTCAAAGGGGGAAAGCGGAGACTAAGGCTTGCAATGCTGAAAGAGGCCATACAAACCCCCGAAGAGCTAACCGCACCGCCCAAGAGCAAAAAGGATGAGGATGAAGGCACTGATAAAATAAGTAAAAAATATGTTAGCTCAGGAAAAAACATTTCCGCCTATATAAATACCGCAAAGCGTGTACTCGAGGTCGCAGCACAATGCGAAGAAGATCTCGATATGGCAGATGAACTTGAACTTGTCTTCGAAGGCACAACCGTTGTTGAGTGGAAGAAATTTTACTTCAATGCCATACGTCAACTCGAAGCATACGAAACCGTCCGCAACAACACTAAGCAGCACCCAATTGCGATATGCGGAACTATTGCATCGATAAAATCGACATCAAAGGGCAAGGTCATCAATCTAGAAAAAAGCAAGGCCATAAAATGCCCTGACCTACCTGACAACTGCATCAATATTGAAATATCCATATTTCTTAAAGATTCCAGCTGGGCAGATGGTTTCTCAGAGGGGGATGAAATAATTGCTTTTGGGATGTGGACCCGCAGCCCGGATCAGAATGGGCGCATTGAAAAACCCATCAAGTATAAAACAATTACAACCAGAAAATTAAACCTTAACCCACAATTAAAGGGGCAAATATTTAAAATTCAACGGCGATAGCCAGCATGCCTTAAAAATACATCTGTAAAAAATGAAGCCCGCCATGTGCGGGCTTCATCAATTCTGGAGCCATCATGCAAAACCCCCGCGACATCCGCCGCCAAACTGGCCTCAACCAGCAGCAATTCTGGAGCGTCCTCGGCGTCACCCAATCCGGCGGCAGCCGCTACGAGAACGAGCGCAACATCCCCAAGCCGGTACAGACCCTGATAAACGTAGTCCACGTTCACGGCATCGACCTGTCCAAGATCACAGCCGAGAATGCCCAGGTCATCCGCGCGCTGCCAGCTGGTGAGCTGGATGTTACATCTCTACTCCGAACCGCCGAGAACATGCGCAAATTGTCTTTACTTGCCGCAGGAGTGTCGAGTGAGGCCGCCAATACATCAGCACGGCTCCAAGGACTGGGGGTGGCAGCATGACCTGGTTCAAACAACTGTCGTTCTACCGCCTGGCCGGCCTGGTCGATCAGGCTGCCCTCGCCACCAACCTGGAGCGGCGCCCGTTCCAGCCCTGCATGGGCCTGGATTGGTTCAGCGAAGGCTGGGTGGCCCCGGCCGGCCACCTGGACGCGCCTGTCTACGCAGAACGCGGCAACCTGCTTCTGGCGCTGCGCCGCGAAGACAAGGTGCTGCCGGCCTCCGTGATTCGCGACTATGTCGATGCCAAGGTGGCAGAAGTAGAGGCTCGGGAGCTGCGCAAGATCGGCCGCAAGGAAAAGCTGGCGCTGAAGGAGCAGCTGACCGACGACCTGCTGCCGCGCGCCTTCGTGCGCAGCGGCCGCACTCTGGCCTACATCGACAACAACCGGCAGTGGTTGATGGTGGAGTCGGCCACCGCCAGCAAGGCAGAGGCACTGGTCTCCAAGCTGCGCGAAGCGCTGCCGCCATTCCCCGCCGCGCTGCCGCGAACGAAGATCGCCCCGCATGCGGCTATGACCGACTGGCTGGCCATCGGCGAAGCGCCCGATGGCTTCGAACTGGACGCTGACGCGGTGCTTCGGGATAGCAGCGAGAACGGCGCGCAGGTGCGGGTTAGCCGTATCGACCTGACTGCCGATGAGATCCGGCAGCACATCGCCACCGGCAAGCAGGTCACCATGCTGGGCCTGATCTGGAACGAGAAGATCCGCTTCCAGCTGACCGACTCGCTGCAGCTGAAGCGCATCCAGTTCCTGGACGTGCTGCAGGAGGAGGCCAGCCAGGCTGGCGACGACCGCGAAAGCCTGTTCGCCGCCACCTTCCTCTTGATGAGCGAAGAGCTGGGCGAACTGGTCAGCGCGCTGGTGGAGGCGCTGGGCGGGCTTGAAGACAGCCAAGCAGCCGCGCCGGCGGCGCCTACTGAAGTGGCCGCAACCCCGTGGGAATAATCCATCAGGCAAGGAGCGATCGCAATGAGCAAGAAACCCATAGGCGCAGACAAGCCGCCCGCCCGCCAGAAACTTGAACGGTTCAGCCATCAGATCAGCCTCACCCTATCCGATGGCGAGCGCACGCTGCCGCTGGGCGTGGCCAATATCCAGTGGAAAGCCCCCCCCGGCAGCACTTTGTCATCCTCGCAGCTTTTCATGGCCGCCGTGCTGGGCGCCCAGCGCCGCTACTCGGCCACCATCAAGGGGCTGGGCCTGCGCTACCTCTGGCAGATGGCCGACGATGCCGGCAACCGAGTGACGCTTCTGGAAATCGACCAGCGGCACATGGAGGCCAAGGATAAGAAAGAGCCGCTAACCATCAAGCGGCTGGGCTTTGACTCAGTCGAAATCGTATAGCAGGCCGCGCGAAGCGGCCATTTTCTTGCCCGGCGCCCGCTCGGCGCCCTGGAGAGCAACATGAACACCCACATCAGCACCATGCGCTACGCGATGCAAATCGCCGTACTGGCACAGCTCCTGGAGCAACGTGAGCGCCAGATCGAGCAATTGGCGACCGTCATCTCCATCAAGGACGAGCAACTGGCCACCCAGAATAGCGCGGCAATGGAATATGTCGCGCGCTGCAACGAGCTGGAAGCCCGCAATAGCGAGCTGGCGCGCCAGCGCGACTTGCTGGCGCTGGAAGCTCAGGAACGGAGGGCGGCGTGATCTACCAGAGCTACGGCGAGGACTACCACGTCACGCCGCGGCCTGAGCCGCTGCCGGCGGCGGCCGGCCAGGCCGATGAGCCGCGCTACCCCGACGACGGGGTGGAGAGCGATGGGGGCGAGCTATGAAAAAACGCACTCCACGGCGCCACTGGCAGATGCCGCAGGGTATTCCCGGCCTGCCGGCCTGCGCTGAATTCAGCCCGATCGCGGAGCGCTGCCAGTCCAAATCCATCAAGCAGCTACTGACCGCCGCGCGGCCGGCCGCGGAATGGACCTCTCACGACGTCAATGAGTTGATCTACCTGGCCAACACCTGCAGCGAGCTGCTGCACCGCTGACCGCAGTACAGCACGCCGGCGCGCTTGGCTGCCGGAAATGAGCTGGTGGCCGTTTTGACCGAGGTGAAGCGGCGCCGGCGGGAGCATGGCCACTATGGCATCACCGGCGACGAGTGGGCGGTGCTGCGGCGAATGGTTGCCGACCTGCAGGGCTGTGTAGAGGCGGTGCCGACGCAGCGGCTGTTTGCTGCTGAGGCGGAGGTTGACCGGGAGATAGTGGTGAGTAGTTTGACCAAGGTGGTGTAGATGATAGGGTGAGCAGAATATTGCACTGAATATTTATTAGGAATACTATTTGTGCTCACTTTAATTTTGGAGAATAAATTATGGGTATCGCAGTCTTTAGAGATAAGAACGGTAAAGAAGTGATGGTCAATCCCAGTGCTGTTTCTTATGCCAGGGAAAGCGATCAGCAATTTGAATGCGTCGTTATTCATTTTGTAGATGACCAGTCGTCCATTATCGTTCGTGATACTTTCTCGGCTGTCCTTCAGGCTTTGAGGAATAACTATTAACATCTGCTGATTTCTTGCCCGCTCATTCGGGCATCGTTATTTACAAGGCCCCATGCGGGCCTTTTTTCATGGAGGCACGCATGAGCATGTACCGAATATGCAGTCACTGCCACCGTTCCCGGCACAAAGCCAGCGGCGCGTACGTGATGACACTAAGCGGCGCAGGGAGCGTGTGGCGCTGCAAGACGTGCAAGGCGGCGAAGTGATGCGGCAGGTCGCGGCACTGTTCGTCCGCGCCGACAGCATCTACAAGGACATGCCCGGCGTGGATGCCTGGGACGCCGAGAGGGACGCCAGAACCTGGCCGGGAGGCTGCCCGGTTGTGGCGCACCCGCCGTGCCGGGCCTGGGGGAGGCTGCGGCAGTTTGCAAAGCCACGCGCCGACGAGAAGGAGCTGGCTCTCTTCGCCCTGCAGCAGATCCGCAAGTTCGGCGGCGTGCTGGAGCATCCAGCGGAAAGCTCGCTTTGGAATGAAGCATTCCTGCCCAAGCCGGGCGAATTCCCTGACGAGCGGGGGGGGGTGGAGCATCGCAGTCGAGCAGTTCCACTGGGGGCACCGCGCCGAGAAGGCGACGTGGCTCTACATCGTGGGCTGCACACCTTACAACCTGCCGCCCATGCCGTTTCGACCGGGGCGCCCAACCCACTGCGTCAGGCCCACTCGTTCATACCCTCGACTGCCATCCATCACCAAGGCCGAGCGCGAGCACACGCCGCCCGATTTCGCCGCCTGGCTCGTCCAGGTAGCCCGGCTATGTGGCCGACAGCAAGAGAGGACCGCCGCATGACCTGCCCCTACGACCGCTGGCTGCCCGATCAGCCGGCACCAATGCCCGACCAGGGCGAGGAGTGCCCATGTCCGTCATGCATGTTGTGAGCGTCAGCGGCGGAAAAGATTCGACAGCCACGCTGCTGCTGGCGCTGGAGCGGGTGCCGCGGGAGAACATCCGACCCATTTTCTGCGACACCGGCAACGAGCACGAGGAGACCTACGAATACCTGCGCTACCTGGAGCTGGCGCTGGACGTGGAGATAACCAGGCTGCGCGCCGACTTCAGCGATCGGATGGCGGTGCATCGCCAGCGGCTGCTGGACATCGCCGCCGGCGGCGCCGACTACCACCCGCAGGCGAAATATGCCTGGACGCCTGAGCGAGCGGCGCGGGCGGCGGAGCTGATGCACCCCACCGGCAACCCGTTCTTGGACCTGGCAATGCTCAAGGGCATGTTCCCCAGCCACAGCCGGCAATTCTGCACCGAGGCGTTGAAACGCGACCCGGCCGTCGAGTTCCAGCTGCAGTTCGTGGACGCTGGGCACCGCGTCGTCAGCTGGCAGGGCGTGCGCCGGGATGAGTCGGCGCGGCGCGCCAACGTCGCGCAGTTCGAGCGCATCGGCCCACGGCTGTATGCCTATCGCCCGATCGCGGCATGGACGGCCAACCAGGTGTTCGACTACAGCGCCAGCAAATCCATCATGCCAAACCCGCTGTACCTACAGGGCATGGATCGCGTCGGCTGCATGCCCTGCGTCAATGTCGGCAAATCGGAGTTGCGGGAGATCGCGCGTCGGTTTCCAGAGCACATCGAGCGCATCGCGCAGTGGGAGTCCCTGGTCAACGAGGTCAGCCGCTCGCAGCGCGCGTCGTTCCTGTTCTCCGGCGGCTGGGAGCCGATCCACCAGCGGGTCGAATGGGCCCGCACCACCCGCGGCGGCGCGCAGTTCGACCTGCTGGCCGACATCGAAGAACCAACGGCCTGTGCCAGCTCCTACGGCTTGTGCGCATAAGGCGCCACGGTCCATTGACCATCGCTATAAGAAGCGTACTGGTTGCCACCCAAGAATACGTTGGCCCTGTGAGCTCCAGCGGCCTGTGCCTCGTGCCATCTGGCGAGCACAAATTCTTGGCACTCCTCATACGTTTCACAATTTCCATGCGGACCAACAATGTCACCGAGGTGGATGCCAGTACTTGTTGATTTCGGCTCTTGTTGAAAGAAAACACTGAACTCCTGCTTTTCGATAGTCATCGCAAACACTTTCAAAAATATGGAAATGGAGTATCTCATGACCATGCACCACCTGCACGACATCCCCGACACCGGCGCGGCGATTGCCGTAGTCAACGCCGCCCACGCGGCCGGCATCATCGGCACCGATACCCGCACCGTCAGAATCCCGGCGTGCGATGAGCACCAAGGTTTCTATGGCCTGACGCTGACCCTGACCTGGCGTTGCATGTACTGCGGTGCCCCGCGCGGCGAGCCGTTCGAAACCCTCAGCTATGACGGCAGTCGCCGGCTGGGCGTCCACGGCTGGGAAAACCCCTGCGGGCACGTCGAAAAGTACAGCGCGATCCGCAAGCTACTCAAGGAGACAGCATGACCACCCAACCCCTGACCCAACTGGCGGACGCCGCGCGCGCCGTCATCGCAGCAGACCGCGCCGGCGAACTGACCGACGACATGATCAATGCGCTGGAGCTGGCGCTGAATGCGCCGGCCACCGAGCAGAGCGGCGAGGCGGTGGCGTGGATATGCCCGGTTGACCTGGATGCACTTGTGAACGGCAGGACTGGTGCAGCTACTGTCCAGCGCGAAAACTCTCCGTACCCTGCTCCGCGTATCGCCCTCTGCACCCGCCCGCTGCCCGCGCCGGCGGTGCCGGATGAATGGCGCGATGTGCTATTAGGCAATTTCGATGCCCTGGAGGCAGCGGCCGATTCCATCGATGCCCTAGGGATGAACAGCCATGCAGAGGGGATTCGTGCGGTAGCGCACGCGCTGAAGCAACTCGCCGCCGCGCCGCAGCCGGCCCAGAAGCTGCCATCCGTGATCGAGGAGATTGCCGCCGAGCGCCGTCGGCAGATCGAGGTGGAGGGCTGGACGCCGGAGCATGACGACCAGCATCGGGACTATACCCTGGCGGGCGCCGCAGGTTGCTATGCCATGCATACGCTCGCATTCCCGGCTGGAGATCCTCCGCCCTCCTGGCCGTGGGATAAGGCATGGTGGAAACCAAGCCAGGACAAGCGCCGCAACTGGATCAAGGCTGCCGCGCTGCTTGTGGCCGCGATCGAGCGTGAGGACCGTGCCAGCCGAAAGGGGGGCGAGTGATGCCCTGCGAGCACTGCACCGGCCTGGATGGCGACGTCTGCTATCCATACTACGGCCACGCGCCGCACATCCATACCCAGCCGATCGGCGGGACGGTGTTCACCGGAGAGGTGCCGGAAAATTTCGAGCCCGATCCGGATGCGGCTGGCCTTGGCACCTACTACTGCCCGAACTGCAAGGAGGGAATGAATGCTGAACGCTGATCAACACCTCATGGGCATACCTGTTGTCGTGAACGACATTGCAACGCACACGGCCCGCATTCAGGTCCGAGCCAGCTTCGAATGGATCACTGAGGCCGCGCGCCGCGACATGAATGCCTGGCTGCTGGAAAGATTCGGCACCCAGTGCCGGGTATTGAACATGGGCGGACTGGGGCTGATTATCTGCCCGCACGTGATGGAGCGGCTGAAGAGGAGGCAACATGCTAACCCCTGACCAGCTCGCCGCCCTGCGGGAGGTATTCGCACGCCAGAGAGAGCGGCCTGGTGCTGTCCTGGGAATGCAGCTGCTCGACAACATCGATGCCTAGGCCGCGCGCATCGCCGAGCTGGGGCGGCATGCAGCCGAGCGCGACGCTGAAATCGCCAGCGTGCTACCAGGAACCTACTACATGGACCCTCCAGATGGCGGCGACGTGCCGCTGCTGGAGCAGTTGCAGCGGATGGCGCGGGATGCGGCGCGCTGGCGCTACGCCGCTGAGAATGGGTTCCCGCAGTGCAGCCGGCAGATCCACCCCGCTCGCGGTCCACGTGAGTGGCATGCTGGGGAGCGCGCGCCAGGCGCGCCGACCTATGAAACCCCTGAGACCGCTATCGACGCAGCTATTGAGCGGGATCATTCCGCAACTCAAGGGGTTGCTGACTGAATGCGGATCAAGCAATCACCCGTTGAACGCGCATGCATGATCAGATCTATTGTCAGCCCATGCACTGCAAATTCCTTATCAGGCCAGGGGCGGGTAACGATACGAAAAAAGTCACTTACATCCTTGCCATTGCGAAGTGAGCCTGGCGGATCCTCATCACCAAAATCCGTTCGACGCTCAAGAAGATAAAAAAGCTGCTCATATCGAAAATCGAACACAAGCCTCCCCTGCTCATCCCGAACGGGGCTTCGCATTTCCTTCAGCTCTTCCAGCAATTCAGCATCTCTCGCAGCCAGCAGCCGGGCAAACTCCCCCTTGAAATATGCTGCAACACGGGCGAGGTACTTTGTCTTTGTCACGGCACGCTCCGCAGAAGAAACATTCATCATATCGCAGGCTCTCTCTACCGTGCTTGCGCAGGAGAACCACATGCAACTAATCGGCCTCGCCGGCCCGAAGAAATCCGGCAAAGACACCATTGCCGACCACCTGGTCGCCAATCACGGCTTCGTGAAGATCGGCTTCGCGGACAAGATACGGGAGGAACTGCGCGCGGCCTACCCTGGCTTGGAAGCGGGTACATTCGAAAATCAAGTATTCAAAGACGTCAATGACATTTCTCTTGCTCTTGAGCATTGCGAGAACTTGGGCTTCATAGACTGGCTGAGGCATAGACGCGTAGTAGAGATATACGCCGAGCTGAGCGAGTCCCGCTCGCCTCGCTGGCTCCAGCAGCAATGGGGCGACTACCGTCGCGCGACCGCCGGCTGGGATTATTTCATCTGCGATGTTTGCGAACGGATTGAGGCGTCAACGACGCCGGTTGTCGTGTCTGGCCTGCGCTATGCTGCCAGCGCGCCGATCCCGACCGCAGAGGCCGGCCTGATCCGGCAGCTGGGTGGTTGGGTATGGCACATCGACCGACCGGGCTATCAGGCGTCGGCCGAGCACACGACCGAAATCGCCCTGCCGCGCCACTCGCGCGACCTCACCATCGACAATGACGGCGACGTCAAGACCCTGCTCGACGTGGTCGACCTAACAGTCGGGGCGCTTGCATGAAGCAGAACTCCCTTCCCGCGAAACGGCCGCCCTCGCTGGCGGCCTTGTTGTTTCCGCAGGCAGTGCCGGCGAGCATGCGCGCCCTGCCCTCTACGCAACATGCCGAGCGGCACAACAAGGGCCAGTCATTCAGCCCGGCGCACTGGCCGCGGATGCGGTCGTCCAGCGAAAATAACTGATAAAGGAATCGCCATGAAGTGGGTAACGCTGACAAAGTACTGCGAAGACTCAGGGGACACCAAGGATGCGGTTTACAATCGCCGCCGTCGCGGCACCTGGCTAGATGGCCGTGAATGCAAATTGGTATCAGGGAAGTTGTGGGTTAACACTGAGGCGGTAAAAAAATGGATAGAAAACGAGGGAATGAAGTCTCACAAGGCGGCGTAGAAACGCGCAGCGGGGCGAAAGGATCGTCTATTCGAATACGGTTCATGTACAAAGGAGTCGAATGCAGAGAGACTCTAAAAATACCCGCTACAAAAGCGAATATTGCATATGCCTCCCGCCTAAAGGGAGAAATTTTAAACGCAATTGAAAAGGGCACCTTCAATTACGCTGACTACTTCCCGGACAGCAAACGTGCGTCACTATTTGGCCACGCTATCATCAAATCAACCATGAATGATCTATTCGACTCAGCAATTTCAGGATGGGAGCAGGCGGTACAAAATGGCACAATGTCACCATCAACGCTCGACGGATACAAAAAGATCGTTTCCGGCCGCTTACGGCCAGCAATGGGCGAAAAACTGTTGCGCGACGTCGGACCTGCATTCTTGAGAACGTGGATTGGAGCACTTGGGGTTACCGCAAAAACGGCGAGAAATATCATTAGCCCTTTGCGCTCTGTTTTTGATGATGCCATGAATGATGGCATGATCGACTTCAATCCACTGGATCGAGTGGCTTTGCGAAAGCTGCTTTCTCAAACCTCACACAAATCTGACTATGTTGTCGACCCATTTTCGATTGAGGAGATTGAAGCAATCCTGAAATTCGCATCGGGAAACGATGTAAATATGTATCAATTTTGGTTTGAGACTGGTTTGCGGCAAGGGGAGCTAATTGCTTTGCGCTGGTCGAAAGTCGATTTCATCCATGGATCAGTCAGGATTGAAGAAAACATCGTAGTCAAAGAGGAGAAAGGGCCAAAAACTGCCGCAGGTATCCGTGACATTACCTTGACGGCCAAGGCGCTGGAAGCCCTGCAGCGGCAAAAGGCGATTTCGTTTCTGGCCGGTGATCGAGTCTTCACTCACCACAAGACCGGCAAGGGATGGGAGACGGAAAAGCAAATCCGAATGAGCTCCTGGACACCCCTGCTGAAGCGGGCTGGCGTCCGCTACAGGAATCCCTATCAGATCCGCCACACGTTCGCCTCTCACCACGTCAGCAACGGTGCGAACCTCTGGTGGTTAGCTCGCCAGCTCGGCCACGAGACTATCGAGATGATCATCCGGCACTACGGCAAGTGGGTTCCGCTGGAGCGAAGAAACTTGGGCGAAAATTGGGCGAACACGACGACAGCAGGAGGCGGCACCAGACAGCAAAGAAAAACGGCAGACTAG